GCTGGAACACCTCCTTTTTGGGGTTTTGCTCCGACAGCGGAAGACGCTCTGTACAAGGTTTCGAGTTCGGAACTCTGTACTAATCTTTCATTATTATACAGGCTCTTAGCTCAGTTGGTTAGAGCGCTACACTGATAATGTAGAGGTCGGCAGTTCAACTCTGCCAGGGCCTACTAATCCAGAGTTTTCTGGAATAGTCCGGGGGTATAGCTCAGTTGGTAGAGCACCTGCTTTGCAAGCAGGGGGTCTAGAGTTCGAATCTCTATATCTCCACAAAGTTTTGAAGAATCGGCCTTGCAGACCACTCCAGAAAGGGTCTCAAGGTCGATTTTCATTTATACCACTACATCACACCGCCCAGCGTTCGTGAACCGTCCCGTCTATTTTGGTCTATTTATGTCCATTTACGTCCATTTTGGCGTGCAAATAAAATGCAGTCACTTTCGATATGAAACTGTCCATATATCTCGACACGCGCGCCGTCGCTGACGGCGAATTAGCCCCGCTTAAGATCACAGTGAGGCAGAAAGGCACGGCGGCCTTCATCCCCCTTGACATCCGCGTCCTCCCGGGGCAGTGGAACGCGGCCAGGCAGGAGGTGGTCAGACATCCGAACGCGAAGCGGATCAACCTTGTCCTGTCCAAGCGCCTCCTCGCCCTTGAGACGGCCTTCCTCCAGCTCGCCGGTGACGGCGGCGTGTCCGGTCTGTCCGCAAGGGAGCTCAGGGACAGGCTGCTCGCCATAACCGACCCGGAGCCGGCGGAGGACGCGGCTTCCCTGTTCCGCGCCCGTTTTGTCCGCTTCATGGATCTCAAGTCGAAACCCACAACTCGTGACGTGTACGCCTTCACCCTCCGTAAGCTTGAGGCGTTCGACGGCGACATTGCTTCCCGGAAGTTCGAGGACATCACGAGGGACTATCTCCAGGACTTCGAGGACTACTGCTCCAAGACTGAGAGAAGGAACACGAGGAACATACACCTGCGCAACATACGCGCGGTATTCAACGACGCGATAGACGCGGAGGTCACGTCGTTCTATCCGTTTCGGAAGTACCCCATCAGGCCGGAGAGGACGAGGAAGAAGGCGCTCACGGCCGAGCAGCTCCGGAGGCTGGCGTCCTGCGACTGCGAGCCGTATCAGGAGCAGTACCGCGACATCTTCCTTCTCATGTTCATGCTCCGCGGCATCAACATCGGCGACCTGCTCATGGCCAGGGACTCCGACATCCTTGAGGACAGGCTCGACTACCGCCGCAACAAGGTGGGCACCCTGTTCTCGGTGAAGATCGAGCCTGAGGCGATGGCGATAATAATGAAGTACAAGGGGAAGAGGCATCTGCTCAGGCCTTTGGATGAGTATAAGAGCCACAAGGACTATCTCCATCACCTGAACTACGCGCTCAAGGAGATCGGGAGACCGCTTGGGGAGCGCGGCAAGGTTCTGGGCGAAGGATGGTTCCCCGACCTCAGCTCCAACTGGGCGCGCCACACGTGGGCGACGATAGCCTCGAGGCTCGACATACCGAAGGAGGTTATAAGCAAGGGACTCGGACACAGCTTCGGCCTTTCCGTGACGGACATATACATAGACTTCGACAACTCGAAGGTTGACGAGGCCAACCGCCGCGTCATCGACTACGTGCTGTACGGCAAGGACTACAGAAAAGAAAAGCCCCGGCATTAGCCGAGGCTCATCGTCACATCTTCTCCATCATCTCGTCCACGCTTCTGCCCAGCGAGAACCCCTCGACCTTCAGCTCGTCGATGCGCCTTCTGGTCTCCGGCTTGATCTTGATCGTGTACGGGACTTTCGGGGTGTCACCAGAAGGCTTGCGCCCCGCCCCTGCCCTTTTACCTCCTCTCATAGCAACTCACTGTGATTTTCAAAAAGCCAATCTGCCATTAACCTCATCACGCGCGCCAACTGCGCCGGGCTTTCGAGCGAGCCTACAAGGTCGTCAGGCCACGCCACGCTCTGAGTGTCGTTAAACCTTGCCTCTGACCAGGTCACCGACACGCCAGTCGCGCTGTCGAGGCAGTGCCAGGCGTTATCGACGCCCGGCACACGTGAAACTATATACCTGTCATTCATTATTTCTGATTTTTCCAAACATTGTAATCGTCCCAGGATTCAAAGCACATGTAGCCGTCGCCACATTTGGCGATCTTAGACGCCCATGGGCACTCCTTCTCAGCTTGATAGCGATACTTACACTCAACATACTCTGTTCTCATTTCTTTCACTCGTCACGCCGGTAGCTCAGCTTTTATTGTTAAACTCTACTCCCACCAGGCGAAGATGTCGCCGTCATCTGTTCTATACGCTTGCACCTCGCCGCTCCAGCACAGGGCTTCGCCGCCGAAGCTGTCATAGTCGGTGTCAAGGTTGCTTCTGTTGTCTGCCGTTGACAAGTAGCCGGTCTTGCCGCTCTCTTTGAGAGCCTTCAAGGCTTCTTCTTTTGTTCTGTAAAGTGTCCTCATAACTCTTAGTGTTTTTTGTTTATGCAAATATAGTAATAATTTTTGAATTTAGTACACTTTTTCAAAAAAAGACAAGAAAAATGCCGACGACATCAGGACGAGGTCGCCAGCACTCAAAAGCATTGTTTACCAGATCAGCAGTCCGGACAGCCGCCGAACTTCGGTATAGGCCTGTATCCCGGCATCACTGGTGCCGGTCTTGGCTCCTTTCTGTTCCCCTTTGGGGGCTCCTTTCCGCTATCCTTTTCCATAGCCTGTCATAGATTTCAGCGAGCTTGTAGAAGGCAAGTCCGAGCCAGTCGCAGAGGTAGGCAAGCGGCAGGGCGGCAAGCGCCGACTGCAAGGCGGGGACACCGCTCAGGATCATAACCACAAGCACCGTCCAGAATACCGAGCACCGCTGGCACGCCGCTACCTCCGAGACCACCTCCACAACTTTCCCCACAAGCCCGAGGTGATGGGCAAGGGCGGTGATGACCGCCACCGCCAAAGCCGTGATCATCCACCCCATACCGTCAGGCCACCGTGAGCGTCAGAGGGGTCTCCGACACGAACGTCCTACCGCACGACTGGCATCCGGTCACGGACACGGCGTTGACCGTGTTCCCGGCCGCCACCGTGACCGATGTCGGAGCCGTGGCGGACGCGAAAGGGATCGTGAACGTCTGCGACACCGTCTCCGTCCTGGAGCAGCATCCGTCCGTGCCGCAAGGGTTGTAGCAGATGCACCCCTGCACCCTCACCACGGCCACGTACTGGCCCGTACCTACCTGCGAGAACCCCACGAGCGAGAACGCCGGGGAGAACACCGGGGTATTCGAGGCGCACACCGGACGGCAGAGCCGCTTCGTGATGTTCGCCATCACATAGTACGGAGAGGCGGCCGACCCGGCCGCGAGCGTGGCTGTTATCCTCGCCACGTTGCTGTTTTTGCAATTAGACATGACTCTCGTTGTTTTGTTTTACGCTTCCTGTTCCTGTCCGTCAACCCCTTCTTCCGCCGTTCCGTCCCCGCAAGCGGAAGCGCATTGCTCCGGGAACTCGACAGGCGCTAGGTTGAGCGCGTCAAGTCTGGCAAGAACGACACCGAGGTTCTCCGAGAGGACAACCACATTGTCGTTGACTGCCTTGATCGCGTACATCATCTGCTCGAAGATGTTCTTCGGCTGTTGCTGCTGCTCGTTCATCGCTTCAGAAAATCAGTGACAAGGAAGCCCCCGCCGAACCGCCTCAGCGCGTCCGAGAGTTTTGAGGCCGTGACCAGGACACCCTTGCGGTACTGCCCGTCCACGAATCCGTGGAGATCCTTTTCAAGGGATCTCGCCTCGTCTTCGCTCTCCGCGTAGACGTAGAACTGAACCTTCACCGGCTTCATCACGCGTCAGGTATCGGAGGTGCCGCGGGGATTGAGGACGCGGTCTGGGCCGCGCCTCCTCCCTTCAGCGACCTTATGATCTGATACCCCTTCATTATGTCCTCGCCGTGGCTCTGGATCCACCCGAATACCTCGTCGGCTCCGTTCCTGATCCTCTCGAAGGCGGAGGGTTCCACCGGATCGAAGTCCGGCAGCTCCATCCCGTCGGAGATGAACCCGTAGAGTTCCTGGGCCTCCCTTATGTCATTGCCGCACGCGGCGAGACACGAGAGTTTGAGCGACATCTTTGATGTGGTCCTGAGCTTCGTCATATCGACAGTTCTCTTTCTGAAAAGGTCCGGCATAAGGCTTCTCCCGTCAGGTCAGACTATCCGTTGCAGGTGTCGCAGCCGCAAGGCTGAGGCGCGCTGTACCGGGCCACCTTCAGGAAACTGTCGGTGCCGATCGCGCTGTTCAGCCCGTTGCTGTTGAGAGCCGCCGCAAGTGCCACGGCATCAGCCACCGCGCTTGACGTTGACTGCGCCTGAGGGGCGGCCTGAACGTCCACATACTGCCTGACGGTCGGGGCGTTGGTGTTCTGCCAGCTTTCGCGAGAGGCCCTCTCGGCGAGAAGCACGCTGGTCAGGTTGGCCACGGCCGCGGCGTTCGCGTTGACGCTAGCCTGCGCGCCCTCGGATCTGGCCTTGCTGGCCTGATTGACACCCCAGATTCCGGCGATGGCGAGGAGAAGCGCTCCGCCGCCGAGGCCGGCCGCGAGGCCGATGCCGGTGGCCGCCATTCCGCGTCCCTGGTGCTTGCATCCCTCTTCCCTTCGGTCGAGGAGATAAGGTAAAAGATTGTCGTCCATGATCAAAATGGATTATAGATTTTCCCGCCTCTTGAAGCCTTCGGCGGCATTGGCGCGGTCTTCTGACCGCTTCCGCAAACCTACCCTTTTTGCCTCCGTTAATTAAGAAAGCAGTTCCTTTCCCGTTCCCTTAATTTTCCCCGTTCGTTCCGTTTCCGTTCCGCCTCGCCTCTACGCGCCTCAGGCACATCTCCAGCCCCGGCGAGTTGTCCGCCCTCGACCGGAACGAGCCTATCATCTTGCGGACCGCGCGCCCGCTGATGTGCAGCCTCTCGGCTATCATCCCCGGATAGTAGCCGCTCCTCCTGAGCGTCACCACGAGCAGGTGCCTCGCGTCCACGATCTCCTCGCTCTTTGACTTCGACATTATGTCGTGTCCTGAAATCCCCGTGACCTCGCACACGTCACGCAGGACGCTGGCGAATATCTCTGACTTTATCATATCTTAAAAGGTTTTAATTTTAACAGTACGTGTAAATACGGGCGGATGGACATCCGACCCGATGAAATGGCCGCACACGCAAAAGAAAATCGGCGGTGCCGATGTGATACCGGAACCGCCGACTTGCCCGTCACGGGACTTAAAAATAGATGACGTTACAACGTGACGTTTTGCAATTCTCTTGCCAGACTGTGGAGGCCTCTCTCAATCTTCCTCTTTTGCTTTGTTGAGATCCCGGCATCTCCTATTTTGTAATGCCTCATAAGGCTCGGCTCCACACCGACAGCCTTTGCGAATTTGGATACGTTAATGAAGTCGAAACTGTTAAAGAAAGCGGCAAGGTCATACCTGTACTCAAAGTCCAAATCTTTGAGCTCCGCAGGCATCTCTTCGCCAACTTCGAGATAATATTGTTTGATTTCCTCATAAGAGTTCAGAAAGTCGGCCTTGGCCGCTTCCGCAGTTTCGCCCTCACCGATGATCGTTGTGTTTAATTTGGCAGGATAGGCACTATATGTACCGTCCTGTCCCCTCTCGATGATGATTAGCGCCTTCATATTACTTTAATAAAAATGTTGTCAGTGGTTCTGAAAAGGCAAAGGGCTATTCGCCCCTTACCTGTTTCAGCAACCTCTTGAGGAGACCGGGCTTTATTTCCTTGCTCCAGTGCCTCTCGATTTGAATCAGTTCCCTTATCTCAGGGTGTCTGTAGATGTCGTGTTCTCTCCCATGTCGAGCTAAAACCCAACCACTCGCCTCAGCGAATTTTCTAAATTCGTTCCAACGCATTCTGTACGTCATCTATTAATGATGCAAATATAGCACGAATTTGTGATATATGCAAATAAAATTCGGCGATTCCAATATTTCAAAGAGCGTGCGGAGAAGCGCAGGCTAAAGCCTGAGGTAGAAGCCTCCGGTCACGCCGAGTCCGGCGTTGACCCTGCCGGAAGGGGCTACGAGGACGGACGGCCCGACGGCCACGCCGAAACCCCACCTTTTCGGCTCGATGGAGTATCCCTTAGTCACGATCTTGGTCTGCGGGTACACCTTGACATACTCCAGCTCCGTCCGGAACCCGCTTACGCCGATGTCGTAGTTGTCGCCACGGTAACGGCTGAACACTATCGGCACCTCGACCTCGACGGTGTCGCGGATTTGCAGGAAAACCGTGTCGCCTACCGATGTGGTATCGTCGGCGAACCTCGCGAAAGCCAGTCCGGACAACGGGAGTCGTACGGTCTCCACCCTCAGAGGGGTGACGGAGAGCGGAGCCGGCCTGTAGTCAACGAACGTGTCGCGGATGACCAATGTGTCCACGCTCTCCAGAAGAGGGCGCGTGACACTCCTCCTTCCGCCGAGGAAGCCGAGTCCCAGGGCGAGCAGCAGCGCGGCCACGAACAGCAAGGTCGTTTCCTTTCGTTTCATATCACTTATTGCAATCAATATTTTATAATCAAGGATACCGTGGCCGTCTTTCCGTCCGCTCCCGTGAACAGGATGGTCCCGGTTCTCTCCGATCCGGTGTTGGACGTATTAAGTATGGCTACGTTCGTCCCGTCTCCGGTGCCGTCGATGCTGTCGATGTCCAGCCAGTCGTCGCCGCTCGTCACTTCGGCCGTCCACGACTGGTTCGCCTCTATCGTCAGCGTTCCGTCCGCATTCGTGAACTGCGTCTTGTCGGCCGGGGCGTTGATTGTCGCAGGGGTGACGCGGAGGTAGGTCTCAGTGGCCGCTGCCGCCGCCTGCACTATCGTGAACGATTTCGAGTAGGTTCCCTTGCCGTCCGTCCTCGTGCCGGACACCGTCACCGTGCCTCTTCTCTCCGAAGACGACGTGTTGGCGGCGAAGGTGACCCGGACCTCCCCGCTCGTCTCCCCGTCGTCGTTGACGGATGCGGACGCTCCGGACAGGCTTCCGGTGACGGACGCCTCCAGTTGCCCTATATTGGCGAACTGGAACCTGTTGACTGACGATGTGTCCGAGGCCCTTACATTGATGACCCCGCCGACATCGTCAGAGAACGATATCTCCGGCCCGGCGGCGTAGGTTACGGATATGGTCTTCTCGGCGTATATCGCCGTGTTGTACGAGCTTGTCGCCCTGATGACCACGACAGAGGAGGACGCTCCGTCCTTGGCCGTGACAACTCCGTTCTGGTCTATCGTGGCATAGGCCGATCCTGACACTATGCTCCACGTTACGCCTTGATACTTCGCCAGCACGTCCGAAGGAGTGTACTGGACGGAGAACGTAGCCGAGTCTGAGAACTGGGACAGCCCGACGATAGATATCCCCGTGAGCGGAGCCTCCTCCAGGGCGACAGTCTTCGTGACCGTGCCCTCGGATATGCTCACCTCGAACGTCTGCGTCTTGTACCCGGCCGCCGACACCTTGACTGTATGCGATCCGTAACTCAGGTCTTCCGTGACCACGCCCGTGCCTCCGTTGACGTTGACGTAAGTCCCGTCTATCCTCACCTTAGCCGTCGTAGGGGTGACCGTCAGCTTCAGCTTGCCATTGCCCTGCGCCGTGGTGCCCGTCACCTCGTCCCGTATCGTGCCCTTGTCAACCTCGTTCGTCACGTTCACGAAGTCGGACTGGTTGGAGATCAGGAACATCACCTTCGCGTCGTCGATGTAGTTGGCCTGAACCGACTCGCAGTCGAAGACGAAGTATCCGGCCTTGGTCTCCTTGACCGAGGAGACGATGACGTTGTTCGAGCTGGTACGCCCGAGGGTGGTGAGCAGCACGACGTATCCGTTGTCGGAGAGACCCCACGCCGCGGGGAGCGTGACCTTGAACGTTCCCGTGCTCTGCCGCGCCACCGACAGCGAGGTGGCGTCGAAAGTGTAATACTTTCCGAATGTCGGCTTCGCCCCGCAGTTGATGACCCCCTGCGCCAGCACCTTCATGTGCCTGCCGTACGCCTTGGTGGTCATGAGGTCGGTGCGCTGGAGCACTATCCAGCCGTAGAACCTCGCGGAATCCCCGTACCCGAGCAGCGTCACGCACTCCCTCGACAGGTAGATCTCCTTCTTCCTTATGCCGTCCTCCAGGAAGGCGCAATTTTGGTCGGACAGGCTGATGGCCGAAGCCCCGACCTGCTCATCGCCGCCCCATTTCCAGTTGACTATCCTGATGACACGCCCGCTTTGGGACGTGTTGCACGGTACTGTGTACGATATAGGGATGAATCCTCCCTGCTGCGCTATGTTGTCGCTGTAGTCTATGTCGAAGCTGCCCGCGGGGATGGTGAACGGGCTCCTCAGGGTTCCGATCACCTTGACATTCTCGAATGATCCGCCGCCTGCCTCTATCCTGTCGGTGACGAGCGTCCCGTCCTCGTATATCCTCGTGTGCGCTCCCTTCAGGTCGTCCTCCTTCGCCGACCTGCTCCCGGCGAACGCCATCAGTTTTCCGTGCGCCCTATCCTTCCCGAGATCCGACCCGTTGAGACCGGCCGTGACCGTTCCGCTCTCCGTGTCCGTGACGGCGACCATATTCGTCAGCACGAGGCCGCCGGCTATGGTGGTGGACCCGTCCCTGAACACCCCTTTCAGGAACTCGTAGTCGCTGACCGGGGCGTTGGAAAGGATGTCGTTCTGCGCCTCGAAGTACGAGCGCAGCAGGGAGTACACCGTCTCCCTGAACGTGGGGGTCGTGACCTCCATCGCCGTGTCCGTGTCCGCCCACAGGGCGCACGCGCCCGAAAGGTAGGTGGACAGCGCCGCCGCCTTGGATGTCAGGTCTGCGGCCTTGGCCGTCAGCCCGTGGGCGGTCGCCTCGGCGTGCGCGGCGTGGTACGTGCCGGAACCGGAGAGGATGACCCCTCCGCCCTCTGACAGCACCCTGTAATATCCGCTGTCGGTGCCCGTGTCGCCGCTGCCGTCCTTCAGGTAGATGATCTGGAGCGTGTGCGTCCCGGCCGTGAGGCTGTACGTCTTAGTGACCTTATTAGCGATTCCTTGCTTCCCCTTGGTCGTTACGTCCGCCAGCGTGTCGGCGTTGGCCTTCGTGAGCTCCGTAGGCTCGTCCATCGCCGCGGCCACGAGATAGTCGTACCTGCTCTCCGCGTCCGAGCAGAACTCCACGACCACATCGCACGCGCACCCCACGGAAAAGGTCAGCCTCGTGACCGTGTACCCGTTGGCCGTCCCCGCGATCATCGACCTGTACCATCCCGCGAAGTCGGACAGCGCCGGTGTGGCCTCCGCCATCGCCACCGTCACAACCTGCCAGTCAGCGCCGGAGACCGCCTCCCTCGACACCGAGCCGGGGTTCGGCTTTATGACGCCCCTGATGCTGGATATGGCCTGCATCGTCTCCCTGACCGAACGCTTCTCGACAAGTGCGAAGACGGTGTCGCTCCCGAGCTTCGAGACGGCCGATGACGCGGAGTCCGCAGCCGCCTTGGCGGCGTCCGCCTTGGAGGCCGCGCCGCTTATGTCGCCCTCAAGGTCGCTGACGTTCCGCTCCGTGCCGCCGCTCCCGAGGAACTTGATGTTTCCGCCTATCACCCCGTTCACAAGGTCGAAGTAGGTCCGCCCGTCGTTGCTGACTATCCTGTTGACTGTCATCCTGCCCGGGCTTATCTCGGTGAACCCGTACATCGGGGCGAACGACCTTCCGCCCTTGTACTCCGAGTTCAGGATGCCGACAAGGAAGTTGTACGCCCCGTCCCCTGCGTTCATCCTCATCGCCTTCTTCGACAGCGCGAATGATGCCGTGCCGTTGGCGGCCGCCTTGATGTAGAGGTAGTAATAAGAGTCGGCGTCAAGGACATTGCCGTCATTGTCTGTTGTCAGTGTGGCGGCGGTGGCCGTCCACCTGCTCCCTTCTGTGCCGTCCGCCCTGACCTCCGTCACGCCGACCGTCCTGTGGAGGATGTACGACAGGCCGCACTCCAGCCTCTTCGCCGAAGCGTTCCACACGAGCGGCGGGTCGATCTCCGTGTCGGACGTCAGGCTATCCGTGAACCAGTACTGGAGGCTGTCGTCCCCTACAACGGCCTGCATGGTCTGCACCGTTATGGGCTTTATGCTCTCGTCGAAATCGACATCAAAGGAATCCAGGGCCTCCCTGAGCGCGTCCGTGGTCTCCTTCACGTCCCTGTAACGCCTTCTGGTGTAGTTCATCCCGCCGTACACGTCGCCCTGCGTGGTCACGACATCACCCTTCACGTCCCTGATGGATGACACGACCCCGCCCCTCGTAGGCTCGTTCGACAGCGTTATCTCCGGACTGTAGGGCCTGTTGACGAACTGCGTCACGGCAGTGATCCTGACGCTGAACGCCTCGGGGCTGAACCTCTCATCAGTGAACGATATGTATCCTCCCGGGACTATGTTGCCACCGATGGAGTCCCATCTCAACCTGCTCCAGATGCCGTCCATCTTGCCGCTGATGCTGAACCTCGGACGGCAGGAGTCCCAGAGGTAGGCCACCGCCTTGCGCAGCACGTCCCACTCCGCGCCGGTGTGCGTGTCGGGGTCGTTTATGTACGACTGCGGCAGAGAGCAGTGGAACACGATGTACTTGTCTCCACCGGCCGGGGCGAACGAGGCTGACGGCATATCCACCTCGTCAATCGTGGCCGGGACGATCGCGAAGCGGTTCACGACAACATCCGCCTTCCTTTTTGTGAAAGCCACATCGAACTCCCTCCCCGCCAGCGCGCCGGTCTGGAAGATGACCGTCATCGTCTCCGACGTGGCGCACTCGGCATAGTCGAGGGTCAACGGGATAGTGTTGTCCACGAAGTCGTAAAGATTCTTCTTGGGATCGACCACGATGACCTCGGAGACCGTGCCGACCCTTTTCGGATATATCTCGGAGCAGTCAAGAGCCCCGTCGCACTCGGATGTCGCCCCCACGAGCGACACGCTCGCGCCGTCAGAGTCGGTGGTGAACGTCTTGGCCTTTGACTGGCTGTATCCGCCCTCCCAACTGAATTTCTCCCCGTCGTAACCCACGGTCACGCCCTTGGGCATCATCAGGGTCTTGGACCCGTACCTGGAGAACACAATGTTCCTGTCGCCGCCCTGCACGAAGAGCCTCGAAAGAGGTATCTCGTCGTTGTAATTCCTGCGTTCCACGCCCGGAAGGAAGCCGTTGCCCTTGCCGTAGGATATCGACACCGGGGTGGCCTTCCCGTGCTCCACCTTGCCGAGGATGATCTTCTTTCCTATGATCTCCCATTCGGTCTCGAACCCGTCAGCTATGAGCTGCAGGGCCTCCTTGCAGTTCCCGAAGTCGTACCCGACTGTCTTCTCCAATGACGTGTCCACTGTGGACTCGTAAGACCATCCGCTCCGTTTCCCGTTCAGGCATCTCACCAGGAGGTCAAGGTGCGTCGCCGCCGGGCCTGTCACAAAGAACTTCAGCCGCCTGTCATCCGGGTTCTGGTAGATGGCCGTCTGGAGCAGTCCGGCGTAGGTCTCCATCGTCAGGGTGTACTCCCAGTTCCTTGTGTGCCGGAGCGTCAGAGACTCCGGCTTCAGGAGGTAGTACGTCACGTTCTGGAAGACGCAGTAAGAGCCAACCGGAATCTCGACGAAGGATGTCAGGGCGAAGTACAGGGTGAGGTCGTCCCTCCCCATTATCTCACGGTAGGCGTAGCTTCCGTCGTCAACCTCTATGTCAAGCAGGACAGACCCCGCGGAACTATATATCTTCATGCGATTCTTTAATAAAGTCCCCCGCGCCTCCCGGCGGGGAGGACTGAATGAACAAAAAAAATAAAACCAAGAGTAACACCGCCCCGATTATGGCCGGGGCGCGGCCATGTGGTTGTTTCCAAAATGGAAATAGCCATAAGCAATCTTGTACAAGTTGCGGTTAAGCGCTTACACGTTTTGCCGACACCAGCAAAACGTTCACAGCCCGGATATAATCACCGCCTCACGCCTCCGAGCCTGTCAGCCCACCGCTCCGTCCAGAAGTGGGTGTAAGGCTTGTACTTTTTCTTCCCGCAAAGGTCGTAGTGGACGGCGGCGTGGCAGAGTGACTGCAAGCCTATCAGCGGAAGGTACAAAGGCCCGAGCATCCTCGACTGCCTGACGTGGCCGAACTCGTGATCCACTGTGTCGTGGCCTGCGAACCAGTTTACCACGACATACTCTCCCAGCGCCACCGCCTTGCCGCTGGCGAGCGAGGATGTCCGCAGATACCTGACCCCGCGGATGAGCTGACGGCTTGATTTCCCCATCGCCTTCCTCTCGTAATACATCCACACCGCCTTCCCGGCGATGTTCTGCGGCAGCTGCCACACCCACAGAAGAACGTAGGCCGCTTTCCTTAATAAATCTCTCATAATCCGTCAATATTTTTTAATTGTTAAAAACCGACAACTTACAGAGCCTTGTACTCACTTGTCGCGTCGAAGCACGGGCACGCCTTCCTGGCGAAGTCCCTGTGGCCTCTTATCTCCGCGTTCGGGTACCTCGCCTTCAGATCCTTCAGGAGCTTCGTGAGAGCCTCCCTCTGCGCAAGCGTCCTCGTGTCCTTGGCCTTGCCTGACTTGTCGAGACCTCCCACGTAGCACACGCCTATACTGTCCGCGTTGCGTCCCAGACAGTGAGCCCCGACCTCGTTCTCCGGCCTTCCGGCGTGGACCGTGCCGTCAAGGTAGACGACATAATGGTAGCCGATGGTGCGGAACCCGCGTGCCCTGTGCCACCTCGTTATCTCCTCGTTCGTCACCCACCTGCCCTCCGGCGTGGCGGTGCAGTGCACTATGATGTAGTTAATCTTCCTTGTAATCTTTTTTGCCATCGATCTTGACCTCCTCTTTGTTTTCGGATTCCTCCACTCTGTCTATCGTTATCGCCCCCTCGATGTTTGCCCCGGTCTTTGCCTCGACCACGGCCTCGATGACCTTCGCCGCGTCCACCTTGACCCCGGCCTTGTGGCCGAACTTCCAGAAGTACCAGTTCTGCGCGATGCTTATCAGCTCCACGCCGATGACCACGAGCATCAGCCCCGTCTCGATGATGGTGTAGCCCGTCGCCACGGCGAGGCTGGAGGCCAGCACCGCCCAGCAGAAGTACTCCACCGCCTTTCCTATCGTGCGGCGTATCGCACGGCTTATCCTGATACGGTCGCCCTTGCGCCGGGCTGCCCTGATGCCGAACACGAGGTCGATCAGGATGACCACGGCGGCGATGACGAGGTATGGTAGCATCCTCTCGTACGACTGCTGGAAAAACAACAACAATGTGGCCGATATGCCCGTGCCGACCACGACACTCCCCGCGGAAGCCTCGTCCGAGAGGATGTGGGCGTTGAAACCGTTCATCACACTAAGTCTGTTTTTTTATCTCGATCACGAGCGGCAGGTGGTCGGACATCATGTACCCGTCGTTGACCACCCCGCACGACACCACGGAAAGGCCGCCGCAGGTCAGAATACCAGCGGCCACCTTAAAAACGTATAGCCAAATGTTTGTTCCCATCTGTCGTTATAATTTAACAACTTACCCAATTAGGGGTTAAAGTGAGTTACTTTTAACTTGTTCGTTCCCCTGCTCTTGAATCTTCATAATAAGCTGGAAAACTTCCTTGTACGGCTTTTTGGACAAGGTGGATAATATGAAATTCACCTCGTCCACCGTTAGTTCGATTTTTACGATATTGTCTCCCATGATACGGTATTGTCATTGTTAAACAATAATCTCTTTCCACCAAGTATAACTTCTTCAATTTGCTTGTTGCCAATCACGACCTGATTGCTTTTGGTGATAGTTGCCCCATAACCAAGAGCCGTTGAATTATTCGCAGCCTTAGCAGTATCATTATTAGCAACAGATGCATCGTGCCCGACACAGGTCAGATTCTCTCCTACAATGTCGATTGAGCTTCTTGTGCCTATGCCAAGAGAGTTATATCCAATTGATGTGTTGTAAGCGCCCTTGGTGTTCACCCCCGCCCGATATCCGACATGAGTATTGCCCTTGATGACACCAACTGCTGACAGCGCTCCTATAGCTGTACACCCATCGCGTATAAATTCAAAATCCCACAGACCCATTGCGCCATAACCCAACGCCACACAATTCTCAACTGACTTGCCGGACATAGTACCCTTACCTATCGAGATAGAGTTTATTGCCTTTTTGACAGGATAAATGCTGTCAGAGCCTATGGCGATGTTATTCTCGCCCTCTGTAACCGTAGGCATTGAATATGTGCCAATCGCCACATTGCGGTTACCGACCACCATACGATTGAGTGCCTCTTCACCGATGGCAATATTCCTTGTGCCATCCTGCATCCTGGATGCGGTAGTTGTCTTGCCTCCGATAAAGGCATTCCAGTAGCCTGCTACAAGACTATTCCGCTGACAATAAACATTATTTACAGATGTCGTATAACTTTCAGTACCATTGTCATCAAGGACACGACATTTCAGATTAGTGATTGTTCCTGCGAAATTACTTGTAGGTGTAACTTTAAGATTGCCCCCTGCGTAAATGAGTCCTGCGACAACTTGCGAACCACCATTGTATGATTTTATCAGAGCAGATTCCCCAGCAGATATATATACATCATTTCTTTCAGATAAACCCTGCACATCAAATGTTATAAGCAACTTTGCAAGATTAGGCACAGAAGCCATTGTGAACTCAAGAGCATCCGTATTACCTGCCGTATGCGTAAATCCACTATCGATGCTTCCAGCCCATCCAGCACCAATGACAGAAGTTTCCGAAGGCAATACACTTGGCTGAAGTTTATAGGTCATAGATGCAATGACATTCAGCCCGTTCGGTTGTGTAATGAATCCACCGGAGTTCTCTTCTAAATAATCATTCACCGCTTGCCGGACAACTTCTTCGGGGACACCACCAGGTTGCAAAGAATCAAGTTTTATCTTGTCATCGTTGGAGAAATCATTCGTGGACAATCCTTTCCCTGCAATCTTGTCCACCTTGCCGTCCAATGCGGAGTTCTTGGCAGAAGCGACCGGGGATAGTTCGGTTATTTCCATCACGGATGCATCCCGTGTGAATATAACGAAATAGTTCGCATTTGCCGGAATTTCCAATTTGCCCGTCTTTGTCACTTTTTGATTTGTCGAGCCGTCACCGACAAAAGACCTGTCAAGGCCACAAAAGTTCTCTGGCGAAATTGTATTAGTCTTATAGTATGCGACACCTGCATCATACAACGATTCTATGTCTGTCTTTACATGGTATTCCTTGCCCCTGACAATGGGAATCATCTCGGTGTATTTGCACGAGATTGTAGACGTAATTGTACCTGTCAAGGACGTCAGGGGCATCCTGCCTACGGAAAGAGTACCACCCGAAACAGCAGAAGATGAAAACGGTGCTGACACACCCACAATTTCTTTTGTGTTATCGGTCATACTCTTTATGTTCGCATCATCCAAAACATCTTTCAAGGTCGCCAATTCAATAACATCTTGTGGATTCACAACGCTCTGCCCGTTGTAGTTCACCGCAAAACGGTAGTAATATTCATCGTTCGTGGCGATGTAGAGAGATGTGCCTGCGGATTCGTGGTTAATCTTCGTGTATGTGTTCCCGTCCTTTCTGAACTTCACGATATATCCGAAAATTAGACCGCTTGCGAGTTTAATTGAAAATGGGCCTTGAATGTACCCTTTCGTTCTCGCGTAGGAATTGTTTGGCTTATCCGTACCAGCACTACTGATATTGCCAAGTTCCATCAAAGGAAGACCACCCGCACGGGTTTCCAACCCACTTACTTTTTGGCGTATTTGATTGACACTTTCCAATGACGCGGCCACGTTTGCCACGTCCGACTGGCGGGCTATGACCTGCGGGTCCACGGACACCGTGTTGTCATCCGCGACTGACACGCCGTAGCCCTGCCTCACCGGCCGGGAGTATGTCCCGGCTCCGTTCAGGTGCTCGTTGGCGCGGCCGTCCTTCGCCAGCATGTCAACCTTCCCCGCCCTCTCGTCCGTGAGGTCGTTCGCGGAGAGGCCCTTGCCTGGCTCCTTGTCCACCTTGCCGTCCAGCATCTCCTGGACGCGCTTGTCGGCCTCCGCGGCGGACTCCTTGGTCTGGAACGTATCCGCGGCGTGGGACTTGGTCTCGAACTTCCCGTCTGCCTCCTCCTTCGAGTACATCCCGAGGTCGGAAGGCCTCTTGTCTCCCTCCAGTGTCACTCCGCCTATCGACGGACGGTTCTCGAGCAGGTTGTAGTCAGTTATGCCGGAGACCTGCCCGACACGGAGTGTCCTCGACCTCACGTCCACGGAGATGTTCATGCCTTCCCCGGAACCTCCCTCGGCCGAAGTCCCTAACGACGCCTCCCCGCTGTCCCTGACCACCGAGAACAGACCGCGCTCGAACACGCGGAACGATTCCTGGCCCCGGGTGAACGTTATCTCCACGCCGTAGTTTCCGGCTCCGTATCTCCCGGCCTTAAACAAGGCCTTCGCCTTGCTGCCCGATACTGTGACATTCTCTCCCTCCACCTTGCTGTATGCCCCCACTATCCTCATCTTGACATCCGACGCGCCCGTGAGGTCGAAGGAGGCGTAATACCCCTTGTCCTCGTCATAGATGGAGACGAGCGCCTCGACCGTCAGGTCGTTGCCCGCCACCACCCGGACATCCGGGGCGTCTCCGCACTTCGTTCCGCATCCGCAGTTTGAATACACATCAGCCATATCCGTATCTTTTTTTTCGTTAATATCCCGTTATCACAAGGTTGACCGAGAACTCGCACCACAGGCCGCCCGTGGCCGAATAGAACCTATCCACCGAACAGGATGAATAATAACATCTGAACGACCTTTCAAGGGCGGCCACCGTGACCGTCCTGCCATCCGGCCTCGTGAGGTCGTAGAGGAGCGCCCTCCAGTTTTTGGCGAAGGCCGCCGCGGTCATCCTGCTCATAAGGCACTTCACCGTGACGCTCCTCGACCTTTTCCTCATCGCCGGGTTGTCGTAGGACGGGCCTTTCTCGACCGTGAGTCCTCCGCCCGTCACCCCGTCCGTTATCAGCCCGTCCCTTGTCGCGATGTCCCTTGTCAGTGGCGTCTTGGACTCCGCCGCCTGACGGAACGAGTCCACTGTGCCCTGAAGGACACGCACGCCGTAGGCCGAGAGGTCGCGCCCGTCGATGGTGATTCCGCACGCCGGGACTGACGTTGACGCCAGTCCGTTCCTCGTGAAGTTCCAGAGCGGGAAGTCGTCAGACATCGTGACGGACGCCGTGCCCACATCCCCGTTGACCGTGCTGACGCTCCCGCAGGAGACATAGCGCAGCCTGAACGTCATGCCGAGATCCGGCGAATAGACCTCGTGGAACGTCTTCGACCCGAGCATGGCGAGGAGTCCGAGGATGTCGTTGCCCCTGACAAGGGACAGCTGGATCTCCACGTCCCTTGACGCCAGCCTCGGGGCCGAGAGGTCGGCCTCCAGCCCGTCCTCCTCGAACCAGTCGTTCGACTCGACCTCCTTCAGGGAAGGCCACCGCACAAGGGAGGCGAGGCCGCCGTCTGACACGACTACCCCGTACTTCGTGAATATGTCCTCACCGTCTATCGTGAGCGTCCCGTTCTTCGCCATATATCCTGATTTCTCTTTTGTTCTCAATCAACCGGGTCACAGCGCCTTCACGCCGTGGTCCCTTATGTCCCTCGCTATCTTCTCTATCGCCTCCAGCCTCGCCGTGTTGTCCCTGATGCCGGAGAGGTGCTCCAGCATCGAGGCCGAGTGCCGCACCAGCGCCGCCGTGTTCTCCTGTATGCTGTACGTGTAGCCCTGAATGGCCGTCGCCCTGCCGTTCAGCTCGTCCACGCTGTCCTGCGAGGCCGCGGCTATGCCCTTGCTCGTGCCCGTCCTCGTGTCTGATGACCACGCGTCGTAGCCCTGCCCTTCCAGTTCCGCCTTGGCCTGGTCCATCGCCTCCTTGTACTTGTCGAGGTTGCCCTTGTAGATCTTGTCGAACCAGATGAGATCGTCCGTGATGCTCTGGTCGCCTCCCGCCTTGAAGGAGTCGTTGAACCGCTTCTCCAGCTCGTTGAAGAGGTCCTTGAACACCGCGGAGAAGACGAGCTGCGACACGATGTCCTCTATCGTGGAGGTCATCTTGCCGTGGAAGTCGTCCACGGCCGAGTACAGATCCCCGTTGCGGAACGCGTCCACGAGCGCGTCCGACAGCTGGTCGCCGATGTCTCCCGCGAGGTCGGAGAAGTTCTGCCTCATCTGCTCCTCGGCCTCCTCAGCCTTCTTCTTTATCTCGTCCCAGTTGTCAACTATCTGCTTGGTCGCGTCGTCCAGCTTCTTGTAGTCCGCTATGATCTTCGGATTGAGGTCGAACGGCCCCGCTCCCTCGCTCTCGTCCAGAAGGGAGCCGTACTTGTCCAGAAGGTTCTCGTAGACGGCCACCTTCTTCTTGCCGCCGAAGAGGCCACCCAACGCTCCGGCCACCGTTCCTATGGCCGCGCCTATGGCCGTGCCTATGGCAGGGATGACCGAACCCGCGGCCGCCCCGACTCCGGCGCCGAGTGCCGCGCCCTGCCCGACGTTCTTCCAGTTGGCCACCTTCTTCGTGCCGACCTGCACCTGTCCCTCCGCGAGCTCACCCAGCTTGGAGTTGATGAGACCCACCGCCTCACCGTACTGCATGGCCCCGTCGATGGCCCTCTTGTACGGGTTCTCGACACCGAACAGGTTCTCCTGCTTGTAATCGAGCTTCTCCAGGTTCAGCATATCGAGTTCGTGGGCGGTCTCCCTGATGGTGGCGTTCCACTCCTCCTCGATACGCTTGTTCTCGGCGATCTGGTCGCCTATCATCCCCACATACTGGACCGCCGACGAGATGCCGGCCGAGATGATCTCTCCCTTGTTCTTGGACGTGAAGGCCGTGGTTATGTTGTCGGTGTTGGAGGCGAGGCCTGACAGTAGTCCGCCTATCTCCCCGATCTTCCCGCCGAACTTCTCCAGCGACGAGCCGAGCCCGGAGAACGCGGACGACACCTGGGACATACCATCCTTGACGGCCTGCACATACGCCTGCACCTCGCCCTCAGCCTTGGAGGCAGCGCCCTCGTCGTTGTTATCCAGCGCCGTGTTGTATTCGCTGACGGCATTCGGGAGGTTCCGGAACGCGTCAATTATCTTGGAGAAGCCCCATCCCCTGTTCGAGATCTGGGTGTCCAGCTGCGCACGCAGCCTCTCAAGGAGGGATATGTACTCCTGCGTGCCTGGCGCCGCCTTCTTTATCTCCTCGGTGGTGAGCCTTATGGCCTCCCTCAACTGGTCCTGCGACAGGCTGTCGGCGTCCGCGAATATGATGGAGTACTGGGCGGCTATCTCCTCCAGCGTCTTCTTTGTCTCCGTAAGGTCGCCGAATCCGGCAAGCCCCTTGTTTCCGGACGTGGCGGGGTTGTCCAGCTTCGGGAGTTCCTTGATGGCGTATTTCTCGAAGGCCGCCATGTACTCCCTCGCCTGTCTCTTCGCCGTGTCGGATATGGTCTTGTCGAAGAAGTCCGTTGACAGCGCCACGCCTGACTCCGCGGCCAGCCTCTCCAGCTCGGCCTTCTGCCTCTCCAGCTCCTCGATCTCGTTCCTGTGCTTCAATCTGAGGGCGGCAAGCGTCCTTGCCCCCTCGTCCTCTATGGCCGAGACCTCGGCGGAGGCCGCGGCCTTGCGGGCTGAGGAAAGGACTGTGTCAAGGGCCTTTTGGCTGGCCTGTCTCGCCGCCTCCAGAACATCCTTTGCCGTATCCTTCACAGGCTTGCCGCCATCCTTGCTCTTCCGGCTCTCGTCAAGCCACACCCCGTAGTAGTCTCCGGCCGCCTGGCGTTGCAGCTCGGTGGCCTCCTCCGTGGTCTCAAGCACTTTCCGGAAGTCTTTCTTCAGATCGTCGTTCAGGCTGTCTATCTGGCCTTGGTAGTAGTCCTTGGCGTCCACGTTCTTATAAGTAGAGACGGAGCCGTAGGACGTGACCTGCTCGCCCGCGTACACCTTGACGGTGCCTCCGGCGTCCCTTTTCTGGGTGAGGTCCACGATCTGCTTTATCTTGTCCTGGGCCTGCGCCCTGTAGATGTCCGCCTGGGCCTTGCGTATCTGAGCTTGGATGTAGAGGTCGGCGTTCTCAGAGAGCAGACGCTCGGCCTCGTTGACATCCCTTATCTGGAGACCCAGCTCCTTGAACCTGTCGGCGTTGTCGCGGATGAACTGCTGGCGGCTCTCCATGGTGTCCGCCACACCGTTCCACGCTGTCTGGAGCTCGATGAACTTGGCGGTGACGCCTGATGTCCTCTCGGACACCTCGTCATAGAACTTCTGCGTCTCGGCGCGCGCCTCCCTCTGCTTCTGGATATACCTCGTTATCAGCCCGATCACTAACGAAGCCGCCGCCCCGATGAACCCGAACGCGCCCTTGACCAGAAGTCCGGCCGTCCTGGCGGACATCCCGAGCTTGACGAGCCACAGCTGCGCGCCCTTGGAGGCGGTGCCGAGCAGGTCGCCCTGCTCCGCCGAGTCAAGGAAGGACCGGGCGAGTTCCCTCGCCTCGTCCTCAGGCTCCTTCATGGCCTCGGCCACCTTGCCCATCACCTCGTCCGCGTTGTCAAGCGCGCCGACGTAATCCTCCCACGCGCCCATCGCTTCGCCCAACTCGGACTTCGCGCCTCCGAGGGCGGATTCGAGACCCCTGACGGCGTCTTCGGCGGCGGACACGCCAGCGGGGTCTCCCCCGATCCTCACGTCCTCGGCGGCCCTCTTCGCCTCCTCCAGCCTGTCTGTGAGTTCGGAGACCCGTGACGCGGCTTCCCGCGCCTTCTCGACAAGTGACACGTGCATCTGGTCGCCGCTTTCCTCGGCGACCTTCTTCAGCCTATCCAGTTTCCGGCTGACCTTCTCGATCTCTCCGGCGGCGTCGCCGTCGGAGACCATCCGGAGTGCCACCTCATATATTGACGCGCGTTCTGCCATTGTCTTTATTTTAGAACTTGTACCCTCCTATTATCGCCTTTACCATATCCCGGTTCTTCGGGTCGTCAGCCATTACCGGGCTGTCCCCGGCGCCAGTCTCGCCGCCGCTCCCGTTCCTGTCTTTGGGAATGTATGCGGGGAGGACCCTGTCATACATTATAACGTTGGCGAAGCTGATTTCGTTCAGGGCGTACTCGAACGAGACCCCGAACGTCTTGACGAAGCCGGCGACTAGCGCCCAGATGCTGTCGGATCTGTCACCACTTTCGTCGGCTTCGTCGTGTTCAGGCCTTGCAGGAAAGTGGTAAGAACGAAAAAATCGCCGATCTGCATCCCGGCCATGATGGCGGACACGGCGGAGCTCAGCTCCTTGGGCTGGGCTCTCTCCGACAGCCTTCTGGACAGCCGCTCCGCCTTCGTCTTCCCGAATCCGAAACGTCTGCGCCCCGCTTTCCTCGCCCCGAGGATCAGGACGGCGCAGACATCGGCCACGCGGGCGCAGTCCTTTGCGTTCCGGAGCACCGAACCCATTATGTCGCCCTTGTCAAGGGATATGTCCGGCATCTGGCCGAGCATACCCGACACGAGGACGAGCGTGGCGATGGTAGGCGGAGGCACGTTGTAACGCCTTCCCGCGAGGACTATCACGGTCGGCTTCTGGAGGATGGTGTCCGAGACCCTCTTCTGAATGTTGCTGCCCATAGACGATTGGTTTTATGATTGGAGGGGACGGGGAGACTCGAACTCCCGACCCTGTGGCTCTGGCCGTCTGAGCTACGTCCCCCGCGCCGATTAGGAAGACTGTGAGTAGTCCTCGCAGATCTCGCCGTCCTCGGTGTCCGGCTGGATACCCTTGACATTGAGAATGTCAAGGGCGCCCTGTTCGGCCGACCATCCCTTCGTGACACTGATGGTGCATTTGGGGAACAGGAAACCGGGCGTGGCCGGATCCTCGGCGACAAGCCTCATCATCTTCTCGCCCGAGACGACTCCGTTCTTCGGAGAGAACGCCGTCTTCACCACAGCCTCCCCCTTCTTCTTGATGACGGATGTCGTGAACGCGTAGGAGGCTGGAAGCTGCTTGCTGTCAACAACCACGCCCTTCTCGTTCTTGAGTTCCTTAAGTTCTCCTTCCGTCGTATTGAGCTGGGAGGAGTTCTGCAGAAGCACGTCTCCCGAAATTTTCACATAGCCGGTCTTGGCCGACCATTCCCCGGTGGGAACCGCGCCTCCGGCTGGGATGTCGATGAATTCGAGGTCCGGAGCGCCCCATGATACTACTGCCATAATTCTGTCTGTTTTTGATGTTTTTTACTTATAATGTCTGAATCCTATGTGGGCGACCACGAATGACTGCTGGATGTCGTCATCGCGCCGCGTGTGCACCGCCTCCCGGAGTTCGAACAGGTATTCAGACCTGTCCGCCGTCAGGAAGTCGATAGAGGAGCGGAGCGCGGCTTCCAACTCTCCGCATCTCCTGACGTCCGTCACGAGCACACCTCTGTGGCTGTTCCGTATGTCGGGGACATAGACGTTGACCGTCACCACGCCCTTCTGGAACTGCGCCGCGTCTGCTGTCGTGTAGATGACCACGATGTCCTCCTTCTGGGAGTCCCGGGGCCTCTGCCCGCCGTGGTAGATGCCTCCCTTGGCCTCGGACGCCACGGGCGTGCCCTTGAGCAGCCTGATGATGTCGTCCACGATCTGGTATCCGGTGAGGCTCCCTTTCATGGCCGTTCCGGTTTGTCCGCGAGCGACGAGAGCAGCCTTTCGGCCAGCAGCTCGCCGCTCATGGTGACGTTGAGCCCCTTGTCCTGTACGTACTCGGCGTATTCCATCCCGGCCACGAGGATGAGGACGGTCTTGTCTGGATACCTGGACACGATGCTCTCGGCGTAGGCCTTCCCCCTGGCCGCCCCTGGCACGCCTCCCGCGGAGACGGGCGCGAACCCTCCGGAGCGCACGACCTCGCCGTTGACGGCGACCACGTAGCCGGTGGATGAGCGGAGATTCCCGCTCCTGTCGACGTAGCTGCCTTTAAGCCGCATATCCTCGACCGCCCGCTCTCCCGTGTCGGCCAGAAAGTCTATGACATTTCCGGCGGCCTCGGCGGCCGCTTTGGCGGCGAAGTCCTTGAACGAACCCTTTGGTGTATTGACCGTGACCTTCATGCTCAGACCGTTATCTTTTCCTGCGAAACCATGTCCAGCGGCTCGGAGCTGATGACGGAGAACCTTCCGACCTCCTGTCCGGCCGCGTCGTAGAGGGCGAGCCTCTCGCTGCGGCATCCGCATCCGCCGGACTCGATGAGTATAGTGTAGCCGCGCTCGGTGACAGCCTCGCCCCCGCTCCTCGCCAGGGCGTTGTAGGAACGCTGATAGAACCTGCACGGGACGCACGCGCCAAGCCTCTCCGACACGGCGACCGGATACCCTTCGGCATCGAAGCCCCCGCCCCCGGAGAAGATGAAGCGTATATGCCCGTTCGGGAACATCATGGCCTAATAGATTGTCACCTTTGGTCTGACCGTCAGCTCGTCCTTTATCCCCAGCTCCCGGCACTGCATCCGGTACCAGTCGAGGATGGCGTTTCTTTGCGCCATCGTCACTGTCACGGGACCCTGTGTCACACCCTGCGGAACGAGAAGCAGCTTCGGGACGGAGCGGACGACCGCCAGATGTACGCTGTCGAAGTTCCCGGCCTCGACCTCCTGCCCGCCGTCAAGCCCGCCGCGGAGGAGAGCCTCCGTCACGGACGCGTCGGAGAGTGTGACCCCGAAGTCCCTGAACTGACCGCGTATGTACTCGGCGACCGTCATGCCCGCGTGATATTAGGCGAACGCCGTGAGGTCGATGATGCCCATCCTGTTGGAGCGGTTGACATCGACGATCCACTCGCATCCGTACTCCATGAAGCGGCCCTCCTTCGTGCGCTCGGTGGCGATGAAGAGGTCGTTGCCCTGCTCGGTGTACGACTTTGAAGGAATCCTGTCACCCAGCTCGTAAGGGCGGTGGTGGCGCAGGTATCCGATCTTGCCCTCAGGGAGGAGCGAGATCCTCTTGTCCGGCACGGCGTTGACCACGGAGCCGTCCTGCATCGTGATGTACACGTCCTTCAGCCTGATCCTGTAAGGGATCTGGAGCGACTGGAACACCGCGTTCACGATGTCTGGCGAGATGAGCGCCGTGCTGACGCCCACCTCGAAGCTGGACACCTTGGCGAGGAAGTTTTCCTTGAACTCCTTGCATCCGGCTATGTACTTGGTGAAGGTGAACCGGTTCATCTCCATCGTGGTGGCGTCGCATCCCGCCTGCCGGAGGGATGTAAGGCTGCCCATAAGATAGGAGAAGAAGGTGTCCTTCACCGAGGCCTCCGGCGCGAGAAGGTTCCTGCCCTTCTTGAACGGGAGGGTGATGGCGTTGATCTTCACTCCGTTCTCGTCCGCCTTGCTGCGAACCTCCGCCTTGCCGAGGAACTTGAGGTCGTTGAGCATGAGGTCCATGCGCTTGTTGGGAGCGAGGACGCACTGCCGGAAGTCATCCACGAGGAACGACACGACCGCGTCCATGTCCTCCTGCCTGCCGAGGGCGTTGAGAGTGTCGATGAGCTCCTGGAGTCTGGCCAGGCGGTCGTTGTCCATCTGGTAGGACTCGCCGAGCGAGCCGACCTCGCCCTGCCCCTTGGACATGGCGTGGCGCTTGCGCACCGGCTTGTTGGCGTTTCTGTCGATGAACGATCCTATGATGACGGACGAGACGTTGCCGGTGTAGGTCTTGAACGTTCCGTCCGGGTTGGTGCCCATCGGGTCGAGGTAATCCGGCCAGTCGATGCGGTCGGCGTCCGTGAGGGTCACCATCGCCCGGCTGATCACGGTGTTCATGAACACCGGATTGGAAAGGATTGAGTCTATTGTGTATACCATATTCCGAAACGATTTTTACACGAACATGAAACGTGATGTGAGGGAGGCCTTGTCCGCCTCGGTCACCGGGATGTAGAGTTCGGCCTCCTTGATCTCGTAGGCCCTGAAGAGGGCTGTGACGGTCGCGCCGTCCTCGATCTTCGTGCGCGCGTAGTTCAGCGCGTTCGCCGTGCGGGTGGCCGTGTAGGTGTCCGCTTTAAGCTCCGCCTCGGCGAGCACCGCGCCTGCCGGGATGTCCGCCTTTGTTGCGGTCACCGTCAGCGTGTCGTACTCCTCGTTCGAGGTGTCCACCTTGCTGACGGTCACGCCGGCGGATGACGAGAGCATGAATTTCCCGGCCTTCGGGAAGCCTCCCTTCTGCACCTTGATGGTTGTCGCGCCGGTGTCCGCCTTCTCGACGACCTTCAGGTTGTTGACCACATACGCCTTGCGGGTCTTGAAGTCGATGAAGAGCGGGCAGAGTACCGGAACGTGTGACTGCCCGGCCAGCCCGTCCGTGTCGAGGTTGAATCCCCCCTGGGACCGGTACCCGGAATCGACCGCGTACAGCTCCCTCTCGACCGGCTCGGCGTCAAAATAAGTGATTCCTGCTGCCATTGTTGATGATGGTTTTTACTGTTTGTTGTTCTTCTCGGCCGCGATCTTGTCTGTCTTCTCCTGCACGGCCTTCAGGAGCGGGTCCTCCTCCGTGTCGCCCTGGGCCTTGTCGGGCTTGCGGCTTCCGGAGTGCGCGGCGTTGGCCAGCGCCTGCTCGTCATCCCTGTAGGACTGCTCCACGGTCTCGGCGAACGCCTTCGCCGCGTCCTCGTCCTCGAACGTCCTGCCGCTTATGATCGGCATATAGAACGACTCTCGCACACCCTTCTCTTTGAGGATGGAGGCTATCGAGGTCTGGAAGCCCTTCTGCCTCGTGGCGGCGTCCTGCTCGGAGAGCCGCTTCTCCAAAGCCTCAAGCCTTTCGGCGAGCGCCTTGGCCGATTCCGGCTTCTCTTCTGCCTCCTCCTTCTTCGTATCAGGCTTCGGTTCCTCCTTCCTCTTTCCGTCCTTCAGGCCGAATCTCTCCTCGTAGTCGGATACCGCCCTTGCCGAGGCCGTGGCGACCGCCTGCGTAACCCTGAAGTCCGAATAGGACTCCGTAACCTGCTGGAACGTCACCCCCTCGACGAGAGTTGGCACGTCCTCCTCCTTTGTCGCCGACTTGGCCAGCTTCCTGGCCACCGGCTCCAGAACCTTGGCGTCCACCCCAGGAAACTTCTGTTGCAGAGCCTCGATGATTGTCTTGTACATAAAAGCTTTTGTTTTTGATACGTCAACGACTGCAAAAATAGGATTTCAGCGATTTCCCGGAGAGCGGCGCGCCCGCCATCCCGTGAATCCCGCCGCCATGTTCACGGATTTCGCCCGGACTCGGCCTTTTTGCCGCCATCCTCATCCTGCTCCTTTCGGATCTGTTCCAGCTCCTCGTCCACCTGGTCGGTCATCCCGAGGAACAGGATCCCGCTCTTCTTCGACATGAAACCGTTGTTCTTCGCGGACGCGGCGATGTCGATCTTCTCCTTCAGGCTGTCGATGGTGTACGGGGTTATCTCGACGGAGATGTCGATGGACTCGCACGCCTTTCTGAGCGACGGACACACGGAGCCGATGGCCGACGCCAGGAAGTTGTACCTTCTCTGGAGGAACTCGCCCATGGTCTCGGCGTGGTTCTCCACAGCCAGCAGCGTGGCCATGAACATATACCGGAAGGACACGCCGGACGCGACCTGCCCCATCCCCTTCATGTTCTCGAATGTGATCCTCGGCGTGGAGGTCATGGCGTAGATGTTGTCCAGAAGCGTGTTTATCTCAAGGCGGATGGCCTCCGGGGTCTGGTCCCACGTGAGGTAGTACGCGTCCGCGCCGTCCTCGGTCTTGATCACCCTCCTCCTCTCGTCCTGGCTGCCCAGCCCCATGTCTCCGGACAGGTCGCCCTTCAGGATGAGGTACGGGAAGAAGTGGTAGTCGATGCAGTCGGCGTAGTCGGAGAGCACCTTCTCCAGCCTCTTCCTCTGCGACCTTATCCCGTGGCACAGGCTCTCGTCCCTGCGGGCATAGATGCACGGGATCTTGGAGAAACCGTGGCGGAAGCTCTTGCCCTCGTCCAGTGTCCACGCGCCGTCAGCCTGCCTCCACACGATCACCTCGCTGTCCGTGACGGTCTGGAAGTACCCGACCGTCCTCTTGCCCTGAAGGGTGTGCTCCGTGACGGTGTAGGCCCTGCTCTGCGCCACGTAATCCCCGGACTCGTCGAAGAACGGATAGAGCGTGTCGCCCCTGAACGGAGACCACACGGCGCACCTCAGCCTGCCCTGAGGGCTCCTTGAACCGAACAGCCCGCGGACCTTCGCGGCGACCTTCCTCCAGAAGCCGCCGTCCTCCCTGACGTACCAGTACTCGACCACCTCCTGCTCGGACAGCCAAGACCTCACCACGCGCTTGTTCTCGTAGCGGATCTTGTTGTCCCTGTTGACCGCCTGGATCACGGAGTACAGCTCGTCCTCCCCCGGACCGTTCGACCGGTAGTCGAGTATCGGATCCTTGCCCACGGTGAAGGCCGTGTGCAGGTTCACGATGTCACGCTCCACCGGGAGCGCGACCCTGTTCACGTCCTCGTCCTGGTACACGGCGGGCCTTATCCTCTTTCCGTCCTCGCCGTACTCGGCCTCCCTGACCAGAACCTTCCGCTTCTTCCGCACGGTCGGGTCCATCACCTCGTGGCGGTCGGGGTCCCACTCGTCGCGGAGCTCCTTCACATTCGGCAGCGGCGAGCCCCTGTGGCTCTTCAGCAGCTGGATCTTCTTGTCGATGTCCTCCACCGCCAGAATATCTTCAAGTGTCATGTCTATTCGGATTTTGTTGTTATAGTTGTTATAGTTGTTATAATTATAAATACCATCATTACCTGAACACGCCGGACGGGGCGGACGCCTTGCGGCCTCTCTGCCGTCCCATCAGCTTCTCAAGGCATACATAGCGCACGCCGTCGATGATGTGGTTGAAGTCGTCCACAGGCTCGCTCAGCCATCTCCCGACCGCGTCCTGCTGGAAGGTGTAATTCTTGAACTCCTTGATAGTGTTCAGCGAATTGGCCGTGATGTATATCTTCTGGCAGGATTTCATAAAGTCGATGCCCGCCTCAACGGAGCCCGGATATTTCTTGACCTTGTGCGTCTTGAGGCCACCCTGCCGGAGTTCCTTTTCGAGACGGGGGTCGGCGGATTCGCAGACGATCTCGATAGGCTTCAGCAGCTTCTTCCCGGCCTTGATGATGTCCTTCGAGGTCATATCCGTCTGGTAGAAGCGCTCGTCGATGTAGAGGCAATTCTTGTAGAATCCCACTTCGGCGGCGGCTGTCGGGTCGGTGGTGAAGCCGAAGTCCAGGCAGTTCCAGCGCTTCGTGACCCATGGCGGGATGGTGTCGATAATCTCCCAGTTCGAGAACACGAGGCCCTCGATGGTCGCCCTGAGGCCGAGCCCGTAGATCTTCCACTTGCGGATGTCCACCGTGCCGTTGGCGTAGTTCTCCTCCGTAGGCTCGTAGGACAGTATCTTCCTGCGGGAGTTCTCCGGGATGAACGGGTTGTCCAGTATCGTGGAGTGGTCAAAATAGCAGTCGGGGCGCGGGCACACGGTGTCGTATATCCAGTGTTCCTCCGCGGACGGGTTGTAGTCGAGAATGCAGAAGCGCGAAGTACGCTGTTCCATCTGGTCGAAGTCGTCCCTCGTCGCCTCCATAGCCTCGTTTATCCAGACGATGTCGGACGTGAGCCCGTGCAGCTTCTGCACCTCGTCCAGGCCGATGAACTCGAAGGACGTGGACGCGAGGCGGATGGTCTTCAGCGTCTTGTTCTTCCGGCAGTAGGAGAGAAGACCGAGCTGGCCTAATACCGTGTCGAAGTCGCTCCACACGGTCGATGACAGCCACGTCGCCCTCTTCCTCGCTATCACTATCCTCGTCGGCAGCGTCGGGTTGGCGATGGCGTAGTGTATCAGGAACTGGATTATCGAGAACGTCTTGGAGCTTCTCGACCCGCCCTCGAACACGAACACGTGGAAACGGCCCGACCCCACCGCGGAGATCAGGCGGGCCAGTATCGGCGTCCCCTCTATGTTAAGCTCCCTATCACTCACTCGGCTTCCTGAATTTGTCCTGAAGCTCCAGGTCGGACTTCTGGTTGTATGTTATCCTCACGTTCACCGAGGACGGAAGGCCACCCTCGCCGGATGACGATGCCTCAGCTTCCTCGCGCCTCTTGCGCAGGATATTCTCCCTCCACTCGTCGTCGTGGTTGAAGAGCAGCGTGGCCAGCGCCTGCATATTCGGGGCGACCTCCATCTCCGTGACCTGCGTGGTGTTGCCCTCACCGTCCTTGAGGGAGGTCTTCACCACACGCTGCCCCAGAGCCATCTGGATGTACGTCAAGCGGGCGGCCTGCATCAGAGTCCCGCGCCCGTGCGCCAACGCTTCATTTATTCGCTGCGCCCTCCGCGTCAGCTCCCCCTCCTTAGTCCTCTCGTTCCTGAACGTGCTGAAAGTCTGCGGAACGAGACCCACACCGAACCTGTCAGCCAGTCCGTAGGCTATGGACGCGTCGGTGTACCCCTGTGACGCGAGCCTCTCGATCTCCCCGTAGAACTCGTCCCCGTTGTAGTCGAACTTGAACTTCCCGTTCGCTTTTTTTTGTCTTCCGGCCATGGATGGTTATGAAAAGTAATATATCAGGATACAGGATAGAGATAAATAGATATTGAGTCAGAAAGAAGAGATAGATTCTGAGATATAGATATAATAATATTATTATTTATATCCCTGTAGAGAGAATACAGTAATATCAATTACCTTCCTTGCGTTTCATTCGGCGAGCAGCTCGTCCAGCTGCCCGACAAGCGCCTCCCCGTTGATGAATTTCTCAGAAGGGCTGTACCCGAACCTCTTGCAGAACCGCCTTTTCGCCTCGGCGGACGTGAAGGATATGGTGACGAAGCTGTCGGTCTCCTCAGCCCGCTCCATCGCCTGTTCCCGGATTTGCTCCTTCGTCCTCTTCACGGCCTCCTTCCTCTGCTCCCGAAGCTCGTCCGAAGGCCTCTGCAATTCCTCTATGTCCTTTGCCGTCACACTGATCTCAGGCGTCTCGATCCTGACGCCGAACGCGGCGAGGTCAAAGTTGGAGAAACCGGCCCTCTTGGGGTCTATCTGCCCCAGAAGTATCCGCACCTTCGGCTCGTTCCAGCGACCCTGCGCCGACGGGTTGTTCATGAAGAAGTTTATCTCCATCTCCGTCTTCTGGTCCACGTCGATGACCTCGGCCTTGATCTGGTAGTCCTTCTCAGGATACCCGGCCATCTCGTCCAGCAGCGACACCTTCTGGTGCCCGGACACGATGGTGTAGCCCGTCCCCCTGTTGACCACGATGCCGCCGATCAGGCCGAAGTTCCTCAGGCCCCTTTTCAGCGTGCTCCGCTCGCCCTCACCGATCTCCCTCGGGTTGTAGTCGGCGGGGTGTATCTGCGACCGCATCAGGGTGACGGTCTCGGACGCGGTCAGTATCCTCTCCAGCCATTCGGGAACGCCCGTCCCGTCCGTCTCTTTCTTCTTTGCCATAGATAGATATATTTATTAATTATTATCTTTCCGGTGGTCAGCCTTGTAGAGTATGACCTCGGACTGCGGGAAAGCCTCGATTATCCTCCTCAGGTCGTCCGGGTAATTCTCCCTCAGCCAGAGGAAGCAGTCCTCGTTGAGCATCAGGCCCTGCGACTTGCCGCGGATCGAGTAACGCACGGGCTCAGGAAGCCTGTTCTGCCGGATGTACGCCAGCACCTCGTTGTTGCCCCACATCGACAGGGGATAGGCGTTGCGGGTTTTCGGCTGTATGGCCTGGAGCTCATAGTCCTTCCCGCGCAGCATTATCCTGCGGCTCATGTTGTCGCTCTGCTTCATCCCGTACAGGCACCAGTCCACGCCGAACCGGAGGCGGCAGCTCTCGGCCACATCCTTGAACCTCATCAACTTGACATCGTCCCGTCTCTGGCAGTACGCTCCGCCCCTGAGCAGGTGCGTGAGGTTCCAGTGCGGGACCTCGTGGAACTCCACGTTCGGGTATCTGAGCCTCGACCATTCGATGTATTTGCCTATGTGCCTCATCCCCTTGACGAGGTACATATAGACGCACACCACCCTGCGGAAGCGCGGGGCGACGAGGTCGAGCAGCGCGATGCTGTCCTTGCCCGCGCTGTAAAAGAGAATGACCGAATCCGTCCTCTGGCGGATCCAGTCAATCACCTGAGAGGTGTGCTCCCTGGCCGTCATCACTAACCGGATGTGAGGCCGAAAGACACACGGAGGTCGCGGCGGACGGTGTCCCTTGAGACATACCTGCCGCCCCTTGAGACAGCCCCGCCGCTGGACGTGGAAAGGCCACGCCTTCCGCCGCGGTAGCCGCTCGTCGAATAAGTGCTCCTGTTTCCCATAACGCAAAAGGATTAATTGTTAAACATTGGACTCTATGATCTCGCCCAGGCCGTAGACGATCCGGGCGGTGACATATTCCTTCCCCTGGAATGTGTAGACGTTGGCGTAGCCGTCCTCGTCGAGGACTATGTACGTCCCGGCGGAGACCACGCGGACGAGAAGGCTTCTCGCCCCGTCGCCCCTGCCCTCGGTCAGCCTCAGGGACTCATACTCCAGGGGTCTCGCGTCTATCTCCACGTCGTCAGGGACATCGGCGAATGTCCTGTACACCCGCCCGGACCCGTCGAAGTACTCGATGTACCTGTGCGAGTTCTGGGGACGGATCTCCCTCTCGATGGTGTCCCGCTCCCCTGACAGCACCCCGGCGAAAACCTTTGGGGAGACCGATATTCTGAGCTCTCTCATATATCTCTGTCTTTTGTTGTTTGGCGAAAATAGTCAATGCCAAGAACTTGGGACGCAAGACCGCCCGCCTTGTTGGTGAAAGGCGGGCGGTTGTTCACCGAATTATAATGTTATAAGAAATTGGGGTTAGAATACAGGCAGCCGCCGAACCCGTAGAATTGCCCGAATGTCAGTATCTGGGCATCGTCAGACAAGAAAGCGAACCGCGACCCGCCTATTATCTCGTCAACAGCGGCGGCAAGATCTGGCGAACCGAGGCCGTGATGCCTGATGACGGGCGAAAGAAGCCTTCTGAAGGCCGTCTCGCTGTCTGTTTTGTCACCGCGCGGTATGACAGGCAGAACGCCGTTGTGGGCGAAAGAGACACCCGCGGCCCCGTCCCTGAACGGGTGGCAGTTGGCGCGCCTCACGCTGCCGTGCGTGGCGTAGCGAAAGTGAATCACCAGCGGGCCGTCCGATCTTGCGGCTGCGTCGAGCCTTTTCAAAAATCTTGTATAGTCAAGCGTCTTGTAAACCAGGCCGGGCGCTGCGTAGCCGAAACCGTCCGGGTTTCGTCGCGCGCACCTGTCAAGAATAGAGACAGGGGGCAACGCCGCCCCCTGTGGTTTCACGATGATTATGCACATATCTCAGAACCGTTGTTAATCTTCAATTCTTTGGCTCTCTTCTTGTAGAACGCCTTCACCCTCTTCGTGATGAATGGCAGGTCGTCAACGCTTTCGGCCGACAAGGTCTCTTCGTGGTCAAGCGACCAGCCCACAAGGCCGCCGAGAAACTCGACCCACGCGCGTATCTTCTCGAAGTCGGTCGTGCCCGAATGCTGCCTGAACTCTATTGTCTTGTGCGTGTTGAACGCCATTACATTGACCTTGTAGTAACGGCTGCCGATATGGCTCATAAAGTCCCTGATGGTGTACAGGCCGCCCGCGATCTGCCAGCACTCGCGCAAGGAGCGGGCGGCGTAACGCATCGTGTGGCAAAAGCTGTTGTTGTCCGCCCGTCTGCTCTCAGGCATAAAGCCGTCGATCAGGCCCTCTATGGCGGCGTAGTTGAGAATGATTCGCCGCCACTGCTCGTCGGTGAAGTCTTTAGCCCCGAAATGCACGTGAAGGCCGCACGACCTATTCACCCGCGCGCCGGCCTCGTTGATCACCTCGCAGACCGCTTTCAGGCTGTCAAGCTTGCGCAAGACAGGCGACACGACCTCACAGCCGCCCGCGCCGCTGATGCTGCCGTCGCTGCCCAATTTGTAAGTGTCTTTGCTGTCGTTGTGGTTGTAACCCGTGACGCAGGCCTTGAGCCCCCGCGCCTCGATGGCCGCCCTCACCCTCTCTTTGTCGATGCCGTAGCACTCGATCTCGACACCGATAGTGAACCGCCGCGCGCCTCTTGGGGTGGCCGCCGCCACAGGGCGGGGCGTAGTCAGCCCCATCTCTGGGGCCAGCTGGGCGTAGAACGTCTGGGCCTCGTACCTCGTTATCTTCAGGTCGTTGACCATCTTGTCTATCTTCGCGGCCCTTGTGCCTCTGTTCAGCACGATAGCCCGCACCTCATCGAATAAACTTGCCATAACCGGATTTATTTCTGATTCTCGAAACTTCTTACAGGGCTGAACGCCACGCCCTCTCTATTGGCCGCAGCCTTTGCCCGCGTGTAGATGTACCTCAATTCTGACCAGTTCTCTTTGACGCGACCCGCGCTCGCGTAGAACGCCAGCGTGTACTCGAATTTCGCCCTGAGGTGCGCCGCCGATTCTGGGGCGTTCTTCTTCATCGTCTCTTTGGCCTTCTCGATGATTCTCTCGACCAGCCAACCCAAATCTGTCTGCATAACTTTGTTTTTTATGATTATTAATTACTTGCTTACGACCTTGAACGGCTTCTGAAATCGCCCCGCGCCCATCTCGTAATAAAAATTCGTGTCGAAATAGTCGCGCATCACATCACTGTCATTGTAATAATAGGACTTGATGACCTCTTCGATGATGTCAAAGATCTTGATGCCGTAATCTGTCATACAATAGTGGCGCGGTTGCGGGTGAACGAAAGAGATATATCTTTCAGCATTTTCGTAATCACCACAGGTGTGCCATTTCATCACCTCTTCTGGGGCCTGCATCACACTGACGCTGAAAGCGTCGATATAGAGGCCTCTGTCTTTTCTCACAGAGATCTTCACGCCCTTAGGCAGCGCGTCTTTGAGATCTCTCTTGATCAGGGCCAGAACCTCGTCGAAGGTTCTGCCGCTCTTGTAGTTCTTGCCTATTGTTGTCATAATTTACGTATGTTTTAATTTTCTTGATGCAAATTTACATATATTAAAATTAATACGCAAATATATTTAATGAAAATTTTACATAAAATAAAAATAAGTGCTTGATATATTGATTATATGTAAATAATAACTATATTTGCAGCGTTGTTAATATTTAACACAAATTTTAATTTGCTATGCTGTTAGACAACATCAAGACAATCTGCCGCGCAAAAGGGCTTCAGCTCGCTGACGTGGCGCAAAAGATGGGGGTCGCCCCCTCGTCCCTGTCAACCATGATGAGGGGCAACATAACGCTGTCGAATCTGACCGCCATAGCCGGGGCTCTGGGCGTGGGCGTGTCAGACCTGCTCGCGGACGGCGGCGGGGCGGCCACTGTGAAATGCCCGGCGTGCGGGCACCCGTTCCAGGTTGACGTTAAGGCCAGGGGAGGGGCGGAGTGATGGAGGCGCCGACAAAGGAGAACACGCTCTACCTGCCCATCAAGCAGGTCTATTTCGACCAGATCGTAGAGGGCACGAAGAAGGCAGAGTACAGGGAGATAAAGGAGGGCATGACGGCCAACCGCTACCTGATCAGGGACGAGGCCACGGGCTACAGGCTCAACCCCGAGGTCGCGCCGTCGCCCGAGAGAAGGTACTACATCGACGACTACATCGACGGGCGGTTCCCGTTCCTGCCGAAAGAGTACAGGTACCTGAGCCTCGCCGTGGGCTACACCAGGGAGAGGGACACGTGCCTCGTGGAGGTCACGGGCTACTCGTTCGAGCCGCACATGGTCAGGTGTGACCGCGACGGCGTGCCGCGGTTCGCCTTCTGGGTCATAGCGTACCACCTTGGGCGCGTCGTCGAGCTGCACCGAAAGAAGAGGTGATGTGGCGATGACACGAAAAAAAGGCCGGACGGTTCTGACACCCGCCCGGCCTTTCACCAGTTATCACACACTGACATACGCGCCCGTCAGGCCGCGCCCCCTCTGAACTCCGCCGGGACATGGGCGACCGCCGCGTCAACCTCCTCCCTGAACCGGGGGTACGTCCTGTACCACGACACCGCCACCGAGCGCATCTTGTAGACCGCCGTCGCCGCCCTGATGCCGAGCGCGGCGGCTATCGCCCTCCTGAGGCCCTTGCTTATCCTTCCCCCGACCAGCGAGGCGGGGGAGTAGAGGTACAGGACGAGGAACACGAACTGCTTGTTGTTGGCCGTGCCGTCGGCGCGGAACGACCGCTCCGCAGCCTCCCGCCTGTACCACTCGTGGATGCCCCCGATGAGGCCGAGGTCGCTCACCTTCGGGGCGAGCAGCCTCCCGAACCGGGCGTCCGCCTCCGCCGCGGCCCTGTGAGCCTCCCTGAGGCTGTCAGCCGCCTTCCTGTATTCCTCCAAGATTGACATATTTAATCTGTTTTTTTTGTTATTTTCCGCCTTTCATCCTCAACGGCAGCCCGGCCGCGCTCCACGCCAGCAGGGCCGCGTCCCTCTCCTCCTGGTTGGACGACCCGAGAGCGATCCCCGTGGCCGCGACGAGCTCACCGTGCGTGATCTTCCCGCCCGCGCCCGACCAGAGGCTCCGTCCTCCCATCCTGAGAGGCAGCGGGGCCGTCTCCCTGCACGGGATTCCCCAGTGCCTGCACATCTCGGCTATCTTGCGCCCCGTCTCGTGGTTCGCACCCACGTTCTTGGCTATCCTCTCGCCGCGCCGCCCCGACGGCCCGTGGAAGTTGCTCCTGGCGTTCATCCACCCGGCCTCGATGACGACGGCCAGCCTCCCGCCGCCCCGGATCACCACCGAGTCCCTCAGCGACAGCAGCCTGTCCAGAAGCTCCGGGAAGGGGAGCGCCGCGAGCTCCAGCCCGACCGGATCCAGCCGGAGGACGGCGATCCCGCTCTTGGCGGTGTCGGGGTCTATGCCCACATAAACGGTGCAAACATTTTCCGCCATATCCTAATCAATAACCACGTTCCCTTTAATATCCTCGTCCAGGTCGCACTCGACCTCGACATCATCGTTGCCGTAATAGACGACACCTTTCAGATGCTCGCAGCCAACACAGTTGTATTGGCACTCGCTGGGAGCGTCAAGCGGAATCATCTCCACTAATTTTGAACGTCTCATAAACACCTATAAAACTTTTAGATTCTCCGCCAATTCAGATAAACCACATAACCGCAGCGCGTGCTGCAACTCGTGGACGTACTTGATAGGACATGAAATGTTATACATATTGTTGCTTATCTCCACGTTGCGACATTCCCCGTTGTATCTATAATTGACAAGCACATATAGATTCTCAGAATTATATATGTGCAGAATCAATCCAGAGCCTATCGTATCCTCCGTGAATCTGTTATCTATTAGGATATCAGCAGTGAGTGATATCGGCTTGATATCCTTCTTCTTATACATGTATATATTCTTCAAAGGCGACATAATTCCGATATGTTTCTTGTCTTTGAGAATTAAAGATGCAACCCTCACAGGGTCTCCAAGGCAACTAACCCAGTCACCTAATTGTAGTTCTGAGGTTTTCATATTATTCCTCCCAAGTTATTTTACAAGTAGCTACAACATTTGATTTATTAGATACTGCCAATTTAGCAGTTTTCTCGTCCTTGTGAGGATGGTTTGTTGCTACAAAGATTTCTCCGCTTGAGTCTATTGCCAGATTAATCCAACCCTCATGTTTTTCGGTAGCAAAGAATAAATCCATACATGAATCTGTATCCACATACCGTCTCCCATTAGGAAGACATGAAAAACAATTTTCAATTCCATCACTCGCGAAGCAAAGAGCAAGAATTGGACGATTCCCTCCCTGTCTGTCAGTACAAATAATTCTTGCGTCCCTACCGTCTCTTGTAATGACTTTTCTCTTTGGATTTTTGAGGTATTTCTCCAAGTTGAATTGTATCATGATTATTCCTCCCATTCGATTTTGCAGGTCGCAACATAGTCTTTATCCTCAGATGCCATCTTTGCACTCTTTTCAGATCCGATAGGATAAACAGTACCGATTGCTACTCTACCATCTTCGTCTTTGTATAGATTCAGCCAACCCTCTTTCTTTTCTGGAGCAAAGAATAAATCGCTATCTGTGTCTCCTTCTATGTAAAGTTTTCCATCAGTCGTATAAGAATTCCAATATTCATGAGTAGGATCCTTCTTACAAACAGCAAGAACCGGGTAAATGGCTCCCATAACATCGGTACAGACAATTCTCACACTCCTGCCGTCACGAGTGATAACTTTACGGTTTGGATTCTTTTGATATTCTTCTACAGTGAACTGTTTCATATTATCTATTTTTTTAATTTTTCAAATCTACGATCGCTCTGTTAACATGTCAAATCCTATTTTAGTCTGCTGATGAGGCCCAGGACCCGAGGGATGGATAAACCAATTCCCATCCCGCCTCCTTAATGGCGTTGACAGATTTGATGTCCAGCTTGTATCCTTCCCAGTTGTAGCAGTCACCGATTCCTCCATAGCAGGTGGACACCTTCTTGATGAGTCCGGCGTCAACCAGAGTCTGAATCTTCTCCGGCGTGTTCCTGTAGAGACTCTTCCTGTCCTTGGGGTCGTCTGCCTCAATATAGTGGAACTCCAGTACATCGTAGAAATATTTGCCGAACACCTGGATTTTCCTTTCCCACGCCTTCTTCTGTATCTCCAGCCACTCCTCGGTATCGGAATTCTCCTCCGGGGTGAGATAAACTTTCCTGATAGCTAATCCCAGACTCTTCACAACACCCTTGGCGGATTTGCTGGTGGCCTTGGTGACGTCAAAGAGCTTAGGATTATCTTCGATATACTGCATCAGCGCCGTCTTCTTGATTCCCAGTTCACTGGCTGTCTCGGTAACGAGGGCGAAGGTTGAGCAGTTAACCTTCTGGATTAACGACACGATCCGGTGTACTTCAGAGATCTGGAGTTCCGACGGTTTCCCTTTTCTAATACTTTCTTTTAGTTTATTATTCATAATGACTTTTATTTCTTATTCCTCCATTGCTTTCTTGAATTGTTTAACACATTCATCAGCTAACTCAGCCCATTCTTGGTAGTGAACTGGATATTGATTCATCATGTATTCACAGGCTTTTTCAAGCATCCATTCAGCTCCAGCTTTGAAGCCATCGCATTTCTCAGCCATCATCATTGTAGCAACTACAGGTATGATTGGTGAATCATCCAGAAAAGGAGTATTGTAACTCGCAAAGTCTTTTGCTTTTTCTTCTATTGTCATAATTTATTCCTCCATTGCTTTATTGAATTGTTTAACACGTTCTTCAGCTAACTCATACCATTCTTGGTAGTGAACTGGATATTGACTCTTTATGTATTCACAGGCTTTTTCAAGCATCCATTCTGCACCTGCTTTGAAAGCGTCTCGTGGTCGCGTCCTCTCCAGACCGGGACAATGTGATCGACCTGCATGTCCTCAAACCTCAGCTCCTTACCGCAGTATGCGCAGCGTCCTCCATATTTGTCGTAAACCAACCTTCTCGTAGTCATATTCATTCCCCATCCTCCTCCTTCTCCTTGAACGCGTCGGACGGCTCGATGTAGAGAGCCTCCTCCACGTGGCGCAGCCGCTTCCACAGGTTGCGCACCTGCTTGGATTTCTGCTGGAACTCCAGGCGGTCAACCGAGAGGCGGTCGTCCACATCCCTGCAGAGCCATTCGATGCGGTTCCACATCTTGTCGAGCTCCTCCTTCATCTCCGTGAGCATCTTCACCTTGCGCCCGTGCAGCCTCCACAGGATCCACAGGCGGGCCTCAACGGCCACCAGGGCCACGAGTATCAATAAAAATATTATTCTCATATCCTATCCGTTTTTTTTGTTCAAAGAAATCCTTCTGACGGCCTCCCTCTCGGCTTCGCTCAGCTCCCAGACGATGATCTTCTCCGCAGCCTTCTTCTCCGCAGCCTTCTTCTCCGCAGCCTTCTTCTCCGAGATCAGCCATCCTTTGCCAAATATCGCCTTGCCGACGGCCTTCTGCGACGCGAGCGCGGACAGCAGCACCGGCGACACCTCGTCCCTCATCACCTTGAACTCCACCCCGTGCGTGGACAGGTAGCCCAGCATCGAGGAAGTGAGCACCTCTGGAGGGTACTCGTAGCGCGGCAAGGACACCGAAGCATCGCCTTTCGCCTTCTCCTGCGCCTCCTTTATCCTCTTCCTGAGGTCGGGCGCGGACATCGCGAGCACGTCCCCGAAGAGGTTGGAGACGAATCCGGTGTTGACCTTCGCCCCGTTGGCATACTCGACCGCACAGGCGCAAGGGATGTAGGTCAGAGAAGAAGAAGAAGAAGAAAAGAGCGTCAGCTGCGGCCCGAACAGGAAGAAGCGGATCCCCCTGCCCTGATAGAATCTCAATATCCCGGCGAGGATGCTGAACGGCGGGTTGTCAACCACGACATCATCCTCCTTGTAGTCATAGGCCTCATAGTCGCCGCCCGGCCAGAACGGACGCACTATGTTCGCGCCTGACAGATCCACCTTCTCACGGAGCCAGCCAAGGACGGCCTCGTACACCTCAACGGGCGTGTAGCAGTCGTCCGTGGTCAGTTTCGCCTTGAACTTCTCCGTGAACTCGCCGTAATCATCCTTGCCGACCTGCCCCTGAACATACTTGGCCTTCGGCCTGACCTCCTCGCCGAAGAGATCCAGTTGCTTTATCTCATCAGCCATAAGCCTACCTCCTTCTTGCAAACAAACCCTTTGCCCCCATCTTCCCGAACATCCAGTCATCCCCGACCGGGTCCGACTGCGCCCCGGCCTTCTCCGCCTTGGGCCTCCTGCCCGCAGACGGCACCGGCTTGGCGCATCCGCAGCTCTTGGTCAGGCCGCCCTTTAGGCTCTGGGCGTAAACAACCCTTTCAGTGCCGCAGTCGCAGCGGCAAAGGCACGCCGTTCTCTTGTGCCCGTCCGTTGATGTTCTGGCCGTCATCCCCAGCACCGTCCATCTCCCGAACCTCTGTCCGGTCATGTCTCCATATCCTTTCACTCCGCCCATCTTACCGCATTTTGAAAAACCGGATGAGAGCCTCCGCGTCGAACCCCGGCACGGCCTTGAAGTTGGCCACAGCCCTGTGGATCCTCTGACGCTTGTCGTTGCCCTGCGGATCACCGTCAACCCTCGAATAGTACAGTATCAGCAGCCGCACGATGTCGTCGGCGTAGGACTGCAAAGCCTCCGTGCGCTCCGCCATGCCCTCAGGCACGCGGCACATGGCGTAGTTGAACGTCTCGTCAAAGGCGGCCTCCAGTCCTTTCAGAAGGCCGTTGATTGACTTCTTGGCGTCGTTGAACGCCTGCTTCTTGCGCTGCACGAGGCAGTTCCTCGCGCCTATCTCGTCGAGGGACCTCGCCATGCGCGCGCCCATCGTCTGGATGCCCCAGACCATCTCCAGCAGCACGCCCAGCGCTGCGTAACCCTCCGCGCTCAGGTCGGTGCAATCCTCGTTAATCAGTATGTTAGTCCTGTTGCTCATCAGTTCCATTTTCAACTTCTTGTATCATCCTAAATATCTCGTACGCCACCTCCGGCACCCAAGCGTTGCCGAGAGCCTTTATGGCCTCCCTTCGCCATCTCCCGAAAGGAATGGAGAGATCAGCCACTCCAAAGGGTAGCCCATCATCTCCCCGACAAACAGGGGGTTGAGCTGGGAAGCCCTCCCATCCTTCGAACCGGGGGATCCGCCGTTCTCCGGGAACATCGCCCCGAAGTCCTCCGCGCGCATCCGCTCCTGGCCTTTGCCCGTCCGCTTCTTCTGCCCGTCCGCTATCGGGGTGTGGAGCAGCCTGTGACACACCTCCGGCAGACCCTGCTGCCGGGAGTTCGGACCCCTCCTCCTGTAGTCCTGCGCCACGGGACTCGGCATCAGCCCGTGGAACTCCAGCCAGCCCTCCAGCCCGGTCGGGGCTTCCTCGCCGTTCAGCCGACTGCGAAACGACACGCTCCCCTGCGCCTTCGCCGCCGAGACCCTCTTGGAGTGGCGGACACTCACCGCAAGCGGTGTGGGGAGAAGGCATAGTGAACCCATGTCCGCCAGCGTCAGAAGCCCCGGCCTCTCCGCTCTCGCTCCCTGGACGCAGCTCACTCCGCCCTTGGTGTCCGACGCAACCGGAGTGGGAAGAAGAGTGTGGACCGCCCTCGCAAGCGTCACCGAGTGCATCGACCCGTCTTTCGTCTGCGATGACTTCATCCTTGCCGTCGCCTCTGTGGAATCCATCGCTGTCGGGGTCGGCAAGATCACCGCGTAACCGCCCATGATCTCCTGCGCCAGACACCCGCTGTCCCCGCTCTTCGGCTCGCGCTTCGGAGACCCTATCTCCGCGTCCATGGCGGTCGGGGTCTTCAGCATCATGTCCGACATCTTCCCTCCTCGCGACAAACCACACCCTGTCCCTCCTGTGCGGCGCTCCGACGGCACAAGCCGGTATAACAACCGGCTGGACGGTATATCCCGCGTCCTCGATGTCCTGACAGATGCGGTCGAGGACATACCGCTGCTCCTTTCGGTATAGGTTAGTTTCCTCGAAAAGATCTTCTGTGCGACCCATGTCAACCTCCTTGCCGGGGAGTACCATCGACGCGATCCCAAACACATTCTCGCCCACGAACCAAGCGGGCCGGATCTCATTGATGGCACGAAGAGTCTCCGGCCAGAGGTAGCGGTCATCATCCGCTCCCCTGCGCTTCCCGGCCATACTGAAGGGCTGGCAGGGGAACCCTGCGGTGAGGACGTCGACGCGTCCCCGCCACTCCGTGAAGTCTGTTGTCTTGATGTCATTGTATTCTTTCGATTGCGGGAACCAATATCCCAACACCTTGCAGCCGAACTCGTTTATATCGCAGTGGAACAGGTTCTCCCATCCCAGCCACGCCGCGGCTATCTCGGCCCCTCCTATGCCGCTGAACAGCGACGCGTGCGTAATCGTCTTCATGTCCTGTCGCATTTGACAGCCCTCATCCTCACCTCCCACCTCGTGTCCAGCGTGGCGAGCAGCTCGGCTCTTTTTTTTCTCGCGGCCTCCTCCGTGTCGAACCACCACTCGTCGTGGCGGTTGAAGAAGTCCGAGGAGACCATGTAGCGTGTCGTTGTCATAATAATCAATCTTTTTTATAATAAGGTGTTATGTATCCGGCCCCGCAGAGCGGCAGTCCTTGCGCCCATTCGGGCGTGTCCGCGAACGCCTTGCGGATCCGTTCCAGTTCCTGTGTCGCGGTGCCCGCCGGCACCTCGGTGATAATCTCGTCGTGGACGTGGGCGACTATGCCGGGGACGGCCAGCATCACGTGGCCGAGGCAGTCCCTCGCTATCGCCTGGACGATGTTCTCCGTGATCTTGCCCCCGTAGGTCTCCACGTCCCCGTAGCGGCCTGTCTTCTGGTTCGTCCCCCTGTAGATGAGCCGCCTCTTGCCCTGGTGGTCCCCCAGCCTCATTTTCGGGTATACCAGCCGGCGCCCGCTCGGAAGCGACACCGTCAGGCTGTCCTTGACCCTGGCTATCCTCAGGCCGCCCACGCGCTCCACCGTGTCGTAGGCGGCGCAGCGTATGAAGGCGGACTCCAGCGCCTTCCAGAGCCTCACGATGTTCGGGTTGGCCTTGCGCCAGTGCCCCACGATCTCGCATTCCTCGTCCTCGGTGAGCCCCAGGCGCTTTCCGCCCATAGCCTCAAGGGCGGCGACCCCGCCCCCGTAGCCGAGGGCGAGGACGGCGATCTTTCCCTTCTGGCGCAGATCCGCGTTGCGCCCGTGCTTCTCCACCGGCACGTGGAACATCTGGCTGGCGGTGGCGCAGTATATGTCGCCGCCCTTCCTGAACACGTCCAGCACCCAGTCCTCTCCTGCCAGCCACGCGGTGACCCGCGCCTCGATGGCGCTGAAGTCGCAGACCGCGAAGGTCTTGCCCTCGGGGGCCACAAAGGCCGTCCTGATGAGCTGCGATATCGTGTCCGGCACGTTGCCGTAGCAGAGCTGGAGGAGGTCGGTGTCGCCCTCCATAAGGGCCTCCCTTGCGAAGTCAAGGTCCTCGATGTGGTTCTGGGGCAGGTTCTGCATCTGCACCAGCCGCCCCGCCCATCGGCCCGTCCTCGACCCGTGGAACTGGAAGAGCCCGTGGACGCGCCCGTCCGCGCAGACACACCGCTCTATCGTCTCGTATTTCTTGTTGCTGGTCTTGCCCAGCTCCATCCTTATCTCAAGCGCCCTGCGTTCCGGCGACCCCTTGGCGGCGGACTCCATAAGCGTGGGGATCGTCTTCTTGTCGAGCCTCGCTATGGGCGTTCCGAGCCGTCCCGACAGCCATTCCCTGAGCTGGGTGACGCTGTTTGGGTTGCCCAGCCCAGTCAGTGCCTTGGCCTCAGCGCTGAGGTCCGCCTTGCGGAGGGTGTCCGCGCGGGCGGCGTTGCGCACCAGCCCCATATCCACCAGCACGCCGAGGTCGTTGATCCGCTGGTCTTCCGCGTAGAGTTCCCGCTCCTTGGGCGGCACCTTCAGCCATTCCAGCCTCCTGCAGATCTCGTACTCCACGTCCACGTCCCTTACGCAGTAGGCCTTGAAGGTCTCCCACTCTTCAGGGAAGTCGGCCGGCTCGGCCCTTTTGCCCCTTATGAACAGGCCGCTTTGCGGCTCGTGCGGGGTGCAGAAGAGCCTGATGAGGTCTCGTCCTTCTGTCATCTTCTGGTCCTCCAGCTCCAGTTCCGCGCCGGCCTCCTTCAGGGAGAGGGGCAGCCCCGCCCTGGCGCAGAGCACCATCGAGCACTCCCATTGCGCCGGGTCGAGCCATTCGCCTTGCGGCAGTACGCCCGTCCTCCTCAGGATGACCGAGAGGCACACCCGCTCGAAGGCCGCGTTGTGGGCGTGCTTGGTGACCCCGGGGTCGAGAAGGGCGTTTGCGAGCCATTCCGGCAGACGCTGGTCGTCCTGGACCTCTGTGATCATAGTGGGGTCCTCATCGGCCTTGTAGGCTATCAGGAGAACCCTGAAGTCGGGCGCGTCCGCGTATCTGTACAGGCCGCAGTCCGCTATGCTTTCCGAGCTGTAGGTCTCGATGTCAATATGCAGGTGTCTCATTTCGTTTTGTCTTTTTTGGCCCCCGCCGCGGGTTCGGACCGCGGTCCCGGCCTTTGACCGATCCGGGGGCGGGTCGCTAGAACGCGTCGTCAAAGTCGTCCGGCAGGTCGTTGAGTTCGCCGACAAGGTCTCCGAAGTCGGATTCAGCGGAGGCGCGGCCTCCGAGGTAGTCGCCGTCCTTGGTCTTGAGGATGTTGTTCAGGCCGGCCGCGACCCCCTTGTTGCCGGTGTTGGCGTACGGGAAGAAGTTGACGGAGGCGTAGCCGTAGCATCCGCTGTAGACCTCCTCCTCGGAGGCGGCCACGGCGGCGGGCTTGCCGTCCACCATCCCCGGCTTCACCACGCCCGGCTTGGTCTTGCTGCTGGCGTTGATGAACCACGAGTCCCTGTAGGCCTCGTCGTCCGGGCGGTCGATGTCCCCGTCCCTGAGCGGGTTCCTCCAGTTGCCGGCCTTGCCGCCCCACTTGGACTGGAGCCCTTGCTGGTAGGCCGTCTTGATGGCCGCCTTGATCCGGTCCACGAGGGCGGTGTCGCCCTTCGGGATGATGAGGCTTACGCTGTACTTTGGCTCGTTGCCGTCCACGCTGTCGGGCGTGAAGACGTGGAGATAGCTGAACCTTACTTCTCCGATGCGGACCTTGGTGTCCGCCATTGTCGTTGGATTTGCCATAATGCTTAGTTTTTTGTGTGGATTAATGTCTTGCTTGTCTTCTGGCCCGCATACTTGGCGGGTCCGGTGGTGATTGTCTGGACGTACTTGAGGCGCCCCTTCGTGTGAGCCTTGGAGTAGCGATACGGCTCCTTTCGGAACATACCGCTCTCGTCCTCTTGCAGTCTAAGGTAGCGGTCAAGGCGGCCGATCAGGCGCATAAGTTTATTGATCAGCATAGCTATTCGGTATTGATGATGTCGTTGAAATCGTCGCCGGCGTTGTTGATCTCCGGCCTCGGGTCGTCCTCGGGGACGAGGGTAGGCTTGCCTTTGGGCTTGATGACGAGGTCTCCCAGAATCTCCTTGAAGCCCTTCTTGGTCAGGTTCTTTTCCAGCTCGGTGATCGTCCGCAGTTCTGGCGCCTTGAGGTAGACGCTTTCGAGGTAGTCCCTGCTCGCCAGTCTTACGATGGCCTGCTCCTTGTCGCTGATGGATCTTACGCTCCGGCCCTCGACCAGCTTGAATCCTGGGAACCTTTCCCCGTTCAGGGCGGCCTCCAGCGCGCGGCCCTCCACGGCGTCCAGCCATGTCCTGACCACCGGGGCCTTGCGCAGGTAGTCCGCTATCCCGTCGTTGTCCAGCGTTTCCGCGTTGACGTCCGCGCATTGTGTGGCGAGGTCCGCCAGCGCCTTGCACTTGTGGGCGACCTTGCAGAACCGACAGTGAGCCCCCGGCACGGTCGGCCCTATGCCCTCGTAGGCGAGGGCGGCCTTTGGCCTCAGCTCCTTTTTCGCCCATTCCAGAAGGGCGCAGGCGGTAAAGGCATCGGTGGACACCCATCCGAGCCTCGGCTGGATGATCGTGGCGCGCAGGGAGGTGATGTCGTACAGTTCGCCCTGGGCGAGGAACGCCCCGAGGGCGTAGAGCCTCATCTGTGTGTTGCCCCAGGCTGACACCTTCACCCCCTTGCCGTACTTGAGGTCGTAGACGGAGAGGGTGTCGCCGCTGATGATGACTGCGTCGGAGCTTCCGAAACTTTCGGGGACATATTCCCGGAGGCTGTACATCTGCTCCACCAGAAGTATCGCGTCAGGGTCGGACGCGCGGGCCGTCAGGAAGTCCTCGTAGACAATGCGGACGTAGTTGTCCCAGACAGCCGATGCCATCTCCTGCCAGTCAAACCTGTCGTACCTGTTCTTGGCGCATTCCTCCTTGAGGGCGTTCCAGAGCCTTTCGGGGCATTCGCCCACGCTTTCCGCGTTCGTCTCCTTCAGCCAGTCGAGGCAGCGTTCGGCGAACGCGTGGGCCGTGGTACCCTCCCTGGTGAAGACGGTGTCCTTGTTCGGCTCCCTTTCCTCCAGCCTCGCGGAGGCCGGGCAGGCCAGCCATCTGGCGGATGAGGACGGGGCTAATATGGCGTGTCTGTCAGGCATTGTCCTGTCCTCCCTTCTCCAGAACGGCCAGCCTCCTGAGCAGTTCCGGCCTTTTGTCGTTGGGGCACTCGCTTGACGCGCCGATGCCGAACTCGTTGAACAGGGCGCGGACGGTCTTCACATCAGTGCGGTTCTTGGCCAGCTTCACGGCCTCCCTGAGGGCCACGTCCGTGATCGTCTCAGGCTCTTTCGCGTCATTTTCTTTCGCGTCCGTGCCGATTCCGGCCGTTTCCGGTCGTTTTTCGGCCATTTCCGTGCGATTTGGGGCCTTTTTCGTTCCGGCCGGCGTGTTGCTTTCCTTGGCTGCCGTTTCGCGCTCGGCGGCCGTCTCAGCGGCGGCGCTTGGCGCGTCCGCCCTTTCCCGAAGGATCAGCTCCTTGAGCGTCCTTCCTGTGTCCTCGGTCAGTCCGACCTGGACGTTGATGTTGATGTTTATAGGATCCATAATGCTTAGTGGATTTGTCTTTGGCGGGGCGGGGGAGTCGAACCCCCGAATCGTCGTGTGCTTTGAAATGTGAATATTCCGGATCCCCGCTTCGCCGCCGTCTCAGCGGCCGGCCCTCATCGCCTCCAGCACCTTTTCGGCGTCGAAGAGGATGGTCTGGCCGTATCTGTAGGTCGCCTTCCTGAGAAGGCCTGTCTTGGCGATCCTCCAGGCCTGTGTCTTGGAGCACCCGAGGAGTTCGGCGAGGCCGTCCCACCCCTTGACGATCCATCTCTCGGGACCCTTCTGGGCGGGTGTCTCCTTCTGCTCCGGCTTGGCCTCCACGGGCTTGAATCCGGCCTCCCTGAGCCATTCGGCGAGCTGGCCGAACGTCAGGTCTATAATGCGTGTGTCGGCGTCCATGTCGTCTTATTTTATGCGTGTGACTGTTATGCTTTTTCCCGCGGGGGCGTTGACCGTGAACGCCTTTCCGGTGTCCCTGCCTACGGAGCAGGCGGTGGCCCGCAGCACGGAGGCCTTGGCGGCCCTGGCGAATGTGACGCTTTCGCCCACGCCCAGCAGGTCGATCGCGTTCCGGTAAGAGTTTCTTTTCTTTGTCATGAGTGTCTGTTGATTTGGTTCATTTCAATGTATGTGTCTATATAGTCGTCGACCTCCTGCTCCCAGAGGTCGTGGGCCTGCTGGTACTCGTCCTCGCTGTCGTATTCGGACGGCTCCGGCTCTTTGTATGGATAGAAGCGACTCATACGTCGTCCTCCTTCCATTCGGGGTGGTTGCGCTCCATCACCTTTGCGGCGGCGTAGAGCAGCGCGGCCCCGGCTATCTTTGCGGCCGCGAGCGAGGCGAGGTTACCGTCAGGCTGCTCTCCTATCAGGAGAAGCAGGGCGGCGGCC